TGAGGGGTGGGGTCAGGTGGGCGGGGTGGCGCGATCCGACCCCTACCCCCCGGGGGTACCTCGGCGTTTCCGCAGGTCAGGGGCCTGGCGGGCGCTCGGGCGCGGGCGGGCGGGTGCGGGCGCGTGCATTTCCGCAGGTCAGGGGCGTGTGGTGTCGAAGAACCCGAGGGCGGGCGGTGGCTTGCGCCGGCCGGCGGTGGCGCGGTTGCCGCCTGCGGCGCAGTCCTTGGCGAGTGCGTGCTCGGGGCCTCGGTAGCGGCTGCGGTCGTCGTCGTCGTGGCCGAGATCCCACTGTTGGCCGGGTTGGATGCGTTCGCCGCAGCGCCAGCAGTCGACGCGCCCGGCTTCGACGTAGGGCTTGACTTGGGCTCGTAGTGCTTGGTGTTTCCAGCCGTAGCCGCGGGCGCTGGTGCTGCCGTTCTTGGGCATCAGCGTGTCCCGGTGGTGAGGGCGCGCAGCTCGGCTGGTGTGGTGGCGGCCTTGTACTGCTGCCAGCGGCGCTGGTTGTTGCGGGTGGCTGCGCGGTCGGCGGTGGTGAGGTGTGCGCCTTGGTGGCCGGGCAGGTGGTAGAGGTGCCAGGCTGGTCCCTCGATCCATCTGGTTGGGCCGGCGCATACGTCGAACGCTCGGTGCATGCTGCGGTCGTCCCACCAGTTGCCCTCGAACTGTTCGTCCCATTGGCCGACTGCTGCGAGGGTGCGTCGTGAGATGACGTTGATGCAGCCGATGCGGCGTGGCTTGGGCATGACGACGGTGGCGACGCACTCGCTGGGCAGGGCTTGGTCGTTGAGCACGGCGTCGGTGTCGTCGGGCCCGAGTTCGTGGCGCTCGGTGAATGGGACGACGAGGCCGGGGCGTTGGGCGGCCGCCTCGATGGCGTCGTGGATCTGGTCGACACCGATGAGCATGTCGGCCTCGGCGTAGACGAGCACGTCGCCGGTGGCGATGTCGGCGCCGAGGTTGTAGGCGGCGTGGCGGTTGAACTGTGCGTCGCCGCTGCGGCCGTCGTCGACGACGTGTACGTCGTAGCCGTAGTGGTCCCACATGCGCAGCACGTGGCGCAGGTTGGCTGCCCGGCGCGGGTCTCGTCCGCGGTCGCGGAACGGGATGATGACCGAGACGCTCATCAGGCCTCGGCGACGTGTACGTGCTCGCTGTGGTGCAGGTACACCTCGGCGAGGGCGGCGTATGCGGCGCGCAGCTCGGCCTGTGTTTCGGCGCTGAGCACGGGGCCGTCGGTGCGGTCGAGGTTGACCTGCGGGCCGAACCCGAAGTGCGACACCGTGAACCCGGTGTCGATGGCGACGCGCTGCATGTTCACCGCGCCCTCGTCGCCGATCTTCGGGTAGACGCGGCGCCCGTTGGCCACGCGCGGGAATTCACGCCCGGCGATCGTTTCGGGCGAGAGCTGCCCGATCAGGTCGCCGATGGTGCGGCCTACGGCGTGGCTGTAGGCGATGCAGTTGATCGACAGCCACGTGTCGGCGGCCTGGACCTTGCCGGGCTGGTCGAGCAGCTCGCGCCAGTTGTCGAGGAACCAGCGGTGGCACATCTCGGCGTAGTCGGCCGACAGGTGCACGTCGAGCAGCGGGATGTCGAGCTTGCGGTAGCCGTCCCGCAGCGCGGGGATCAGCTCGGTGCTGGCGCCGTTGTTGATGGTGAGCGCCGAGGTGACCGTGTCGGTGCGGCGGCGTGCGCGCCGCACGAATTCCTTGAAGTTCTTCGTGTCGATGAACAGAACGTCGTCGTCGATCTTGACGAACGTGCAGTCGGCGTAGCGGGCCTCGCCGTAGTGCTTCCACACGAGCGCCTGGCCGCGGCTGGTGGAGAAGTTGCCGTAGAACTCGGTGCGCACCTTGAGCCGGTCGCTGGTTTCGATGCTGGCCAGGTAGCGGTGGTTTTGGCCGGTGCGGTCGCGCTGCGACAGATCCCAGATGTGCACCTCGGTGTCGGGGTTGCGGTTGAGGATGTCGCGGTAGTACGGCAGCGCGATTTCGAGGTTCTCGCGGCGGCCGGCGAACACGTACAGGATTGTCCTACTGGGCATTTAGGTCTGCCTCGGTGATGGTGATGATCCGGCCGGTGTCGGTGGTGGTGACCTCGACCGTGACGTCGGCGCGGTTGGTGCCGGCCTGCACGATCGCGGGCATCACGTAGTTGCGCCACGGCGCGGGCGTGGTGGGGTTCTGCATCACCTGAACGAACCGGGTGGGTTCGGCCTGCTGCCAGGCGTTGGGGTTGAGGTCACCGGAGACGAGTACGTCGCCGTCGACGACTACCTGCAGATTGGCCATTTCAGCGACCCTCCTGTCGCTTTCGCGTCTCGACCGTGACCTCGCCGACGAACAGGGTGAGCGTCAGGCGGTTGTAGCGCATGCCCGTAGGCCGCACCGAGACCGAGTCTCTTTCGATCGGGAACGGGAACTCTTCGTCACCGATGAACAGCCGATAACCTCTGCTGCGCCCGGTATCGACCGGCACGAGGCGCGCGGGCCGCGCTCCGGCCTCGCGCAGTTCCTCGCTCGTCTTGAGCGGCTTGCCGTTCACGCGACACTCCCGTGTGGGCAGGCGGGATCTTTGCGGCTCAACGCGCGGATGAGCGCCGACCCGTCGAGGGTCGGCTTGTCGACGTCGACGTCGACGACGAACAGGCTTGTGCCGCAGGTGCAGGTCACCTCGACGCGGCGGTGCCGGTCCTGCCCGGCCGCGGCGGCTTCGCGCAGGGCACCGAGTTCGACCTTTTGGATGAACCGCCAGCCGTTCTGTTCGAGCAGCGCGACGATCGCCTCGGCGGTGAGCTTGGCGATGTCGAACGACGGTAGACCGGCATCTTCGGCCATGTCCTTGGCCATGTGCGCCGGGATCGCCGAGTTGCGGAACATCGGCAGCGGCAGCGGGATCGGGCCCTTGCCGTCGCCGGGGTGCACCAGGTGCGGCAGGTTCTCACGGATCAGGTCGACGGGCGCGGTCACCGGTCACCGCCGTGCTCGTCTGCGGCGTTCGGCAAGGGAATCGCGGGCGGCCGTGCGATGCGGGCCGCGAGCAGGCCGGCGGCCGTGCCGCCGTACCGGATCGGGCGCTCGGCGAGCCGCTGCGTGTCGCCGTACACCTCGCGGGGCATCCGGGCGGTGACGGCGCGGCCGTAGTCGCGCTGCGCCTTGGCGAGGCGTTCCTGCGCGGCGACGATGTGCGCGGCGGCCTGGTCGACGGTTTCGGCCTTGGGCGGGTCGAGGCGGCGCGACTGCGCGATCAACGCGCGGGCCGCGCGCCGCATCAGTCGTGCGAGGTGTGTTTTCACGGGATCTCCTGGGCTGGTAGGAGGTTCAGCGGACCTCGACGCGCAGGCGTGCGTCGAGGTCCGGGTCGATGTCGTGCAGCGGTCGCCGTTGCACGCGGTCGAGCAGCTCGTTGAGACGTTTCTCGGCGTAGGCCGCCATGCCCTTGTCGCGTTCGCGGCGAGCGCGTTTCAGGGCGAGGTGGATGTACCGAATCCGCTCGTAGAGCGATTGAGGCGGGGCAAATGTGCTCATCGGGCCCCCTTACGACGAGCACCCCGGCGAGAGGTCCGGGGCGCTTCTGCGCACGCGTCGTCAGCAGGGGTTTCGTGCGCAAAACCGACATTACCACAGGTTGATGGCACTTTTCGGGATGGACGCCGATAGTTCGTGTAATTCACGATACGGGTCATCTGCGCCGCCTCTTGCGGCCGGCGACCTCGCGCACGTGCGCCAGCTGGTAGCGGGCGACGTTCGCCTCGTAGCCCGAGGGCACCAGCTCGCCGCGCTGCGCCCAGTGCTGCAGGGTTCGGCGCGGGATCTCCATGCCGAGCTTCGGCAGGATGAAGTCGCTCAGATCGCTGATGCTGAACGAGTATTCGTCGGCCTCGGCGAGCAGGGCCTCTTGCAGGGTCGCGACCTCGTGCTCGGTGCCGCACTCGGGGCAGCGCACCCAGCGAGCTCCGCGGCGGGCGTAGAGCTGCGTGCGGCACAGGTCGCGGTCGTCCTGGCCGCGTTCCCGCCGGGCGTCGCGTTCCTCGACGGTGAACTGGTGCTGGCAGGGCCCGCAGTACTCGGGCGGTTCGGGCCGGTTGACCACGCGGCGGATCTGCTCGATGAGGTCGACCACGGCGTTGTGACAGTCCTTGGCGGCCTCGTCACCGGCGATGGCCTGCGTGTGCTGTTCGAGCCACTTCGCCAGCTCGCGGGTCTCGGTGTCGCGGGGCACCTCGGCGCCGTGGTGCTCGCACAGGTACCGCACCCACACCACGAGCTCGGCGCGCGCCCTGTCACGTAGCCGTGAGGCCTTCGGATTGACCCGGCCCAAGGCGAGTACCGCCGAACGCCGGAATCGGCCCTCTCTGAGCGCCTGAGCCAGCTTTTCGGCGGCGTCTGGCCCGGTGTAGGCGTCGAGTTCGTGCGCCTTGGTGCCGCGCCGGCCCGGGTCGCCGAGCTTGACCTGCCCGACGACGGTCTCGTCGAGCCGGTCGAGCCACCACGGCAAGTCGCGCAGCGTGTTCCGCAGCGAGGTGATGTGTGTCAGGCACAGGAACAGCTGCGCGCGTCCCTCGCACACCTGGCATGCGCTCACACGTCACCCCGATTGATCGTGTAGCCGTAGGACTCCCAGAACCGCCACGCGCGACGCAGGGCGATCCTGGCGCCCCACCGGGTGCGCGCGTAACCGGCCGACATGCCGGTCACTGCGGTCACTGGCATGTTCGTGACGACCCACTCCCACCGGCGAGTACCGGGGATCGGGCTGCGCGTCACCCAGCCGCCGAGCGCGGTCACGCCCCGGTCCTCGACGTCGGGAAGCTGCAGCGTATGCGTGTATCCGTCTGCGCGCCAGGTGATCTCGCGGGATCGCAGCGTTGTGCTCATGAGCGGTTCTCCTGTCGGTTGCGGTTGCGTGCCTTGCCCATGCCCAGCGCCTCGCGCTTGGCGGCGAAATACTCGACGAGCGCCGCGCGGCACTGCTCGCGGCCGTAGCACTCCTGCAGCGCCTGCTCGGCTGCCTCGAACCGCGGTGTGCGGTTGGCGACCGGCCCGCCGATGAACCCCGGCAGCGCGACCACCGGCTCGGGGGCGGGCTTGACCGCGTCGAGCTCGGCCTGGCGGCGATCGAGCCCATCGAGACCCTCGGCCTGCGTGCGCTGGCGGCGGGCCTGCCGCGCGTGGTGGATCAGGTCACCGATGCCGATCGCGCGATCGCTCGGCGCGTCGTAGTACGCCTGCAACCCGTCGAGCAGATCCGACTCGGTGAGCTTGTGCCGCTCGATCTGCTCAGCCCAGGCCGCGACACGTGCGGTGTCGCCCTGGCTCACGCGGTCGTCGAGGATGGCGGCCATCTTGAGCACCTGCATGGTCGCCGCGACGGTTTCGCGGCTCGCGTTGAGGTTCATCGGCGGCCCTCCAGCTCGGCGATGAGCGCCTCACCGGCCTTCTCCCAGCCGAGGGCCTTCTGCGACGGCTTGCCGAGCCCGTTCGACGCCACAGGGGCGCTCGCGCTCGTGCGGGGCGCGTTCTCGGCGGCGCGCCGGATCCAGTTTCGCCACGTGGCCGTCCAGTCGGCCTTGCGGCCCTTCGCGCCGGCCGCGCCGCGCCAGTAGTCGGTGAACTTCTCATGCTCGGCCCGCAGATCCACATGCGGGAACTGCTGGCGCATCGCGGCGATCGTCTCGTCGTCGGGCATCCACCCCTCGGGCAGACGAGAACCCCTCGGCGCCTTGGCGGCGGGTGCGGCCGGAGCGCTCTGCGCGACGGGAAGGTTTTGCGGGTCTCCCCCCACACCCCCCTCTACCAACGTAAGAGAAGAGGATTCCTCTGTTCCCCTGTTCCCCTGTTCCCCTGTTCCAGGCGCGACGGTCTCGCGAGGACTCGCGACACTCTCGCGAATTTCGGAGTCGCGATAGTTCATCGTGCCGTCTGGCCTGGGAAAACGCCCCTTGCCCGGTTTGTCGATGCGCTGCACGTCCTCCCACCACGAGACGAACAGCAGTCGGGTGTTTTCAGCCTCGTAGCGCCACAGCAGACCGGCTTGGTGAAGCTCGGAAATCGCTTCGGACACCCTCGCGTAAGTGTCGCGAGGGTTCGCGAGCATGTCGCGAGGGAACACGTCGCCGACGATCAACGCGATGTCGTCCTTGCCGACGCCGTTGTCATCGACGTACGACTCGAGTCCCTTGAGCACCAGGCGCGCGTCCCACGACACCGACGCGATGCGCTCGGAACGCCAGAACTCGGGTTTGGTTGACCTGATGCGCATCTAGTCCTCCTTTTCGCGGTTCGGGCAGTCGGGATGATGGCCTTGCGTTCGTGGGTGCCAGCCGCAATCTGGGCAGCGCTGCATCGCGATCAGCTCGCGGCGGCTGAACAGCAGGCGGATCCTCGGGTCGCTCATGAAGCGTCCCCGAACAGAGTTGGCTGGCGCTGATGTTCCGCACCCTGATGGGCTGAGACCGCCTCGTCGATGTCGGCCAAGACTGGCTTGAGCGTGTTGATGACGTTCTGCATCTCATCGAGCGGAAACCGGCGATAAAGCCGGCTCAGTCGAGACACCGCAGACTTCACTGATCGGGTTTCTTCGAGGACCTGGCGGATCTGTTCGATCTCACCGACAGTGACCTCACCGACCGTGACCTGATTGGAGAACCCGTATTTCTGGTCGCCCCAGTTGAAGTCGCGGCCGAGCGCTCGTTCGATCTGGCGGATCCGGTCCTGCAGGGTTCGGACCATCTTGTCGTTGTGGGAGTTGCGGGTCAGTTCGTCGTTGACTCTGCGCTCAACACGCTCCTCAACTTCAGCTGAGGCCGCTTGATAAGCCTCGTTCTTGGCGTTGCGAATGGCGTTCGCCCGCAGGGTGTCCTGGCGGGCCATGATCGATCTGACGGCGGTCCAGGACGGCGTGTGGTCTGTCTTCGTATTGGCCTTGACGTGCACTGCCATGCGGGTCTTCGACTTCCCAGGCGACATCAGACCCCAGCCCTCAGGCAACTCGCCTTCGTGGACGATCGACGGATCCGAGACAACCAACCACCACTGGTGGCACTGGTCGGCCCACGCATCGGCCTTGCCCGGTTTGTTGAGTTCGTTGAGCCAGTCGGCGCGCGAGACCTTGAGTTCGTGGCCGACGAGGATGCGGCCACTGCTACTGGTGAATCCGACGTAGATGGCATCGCATCCGCCGCCGCTGACACCGTTCCATCCGACCTCGGGGAGAAAGATCCCGCCAGGCAGCGGCGCACCGGGCTTGATGTAATGGCGCTTCAGAAGCGCAAGCAGGTCAGCAGTTTTCAGGTCGGCCATCAGAACGCCCTCTCCATCTCGCCCCTATCCTCTGGCGGTTCGTATCCGGGGCAGGTGCAGGCGCATTGGCCTACGTGGTGCGGGCAGCCGCACAGCGCGCAATCAGGCATTGGCGAGCTCCAGGAGAACGTCTGCGTGGCATGGCTGGTCGAGCGGGCACCAGCACACGAGGTCGTGGCCACGAAGCTCTGTGATCGCATCGCGCGGATAGTCCGGGATGTCGTCGAATCGATCCCACCGTCCCGTGACGAGGCCGTGAAAATCGCTCGTAGCCATCCGGCGCCACTCGCCCGGCTGGTCTGCGTACTCGGGATAGTCCGTGCGGTAAATATCGAGGGCGTACGGGTTGCCCCACTTGGTTGGCCGCCCGACGTAGATCGCGCCTTCGGGCATGCGCCAGCCCTTGGTACGGCGACGCTGGATTCGGTTAGGCATCAGGGGTTCCTCGTGGTGTTGGGGTGAAACTCGTCAAGACCGGTGGGCTCGTAGCAGTCGCCGGGGTTGTGCGGGTCGAACAGGGTCAGCGGCGCGAGGCCGCGGGCCTGTAGCAGTTGGCGGTGAATGGTTTCTGGGCTACGCATCGAGGGCGCCGTCCTCGATGTCGACGACGTGGCCGCGCTGGTGCTCGTGCAGGTCGATGGTCATCTTGAGCACGCGGCCGGTGAGGTTCCATGTGCGCGGGCAGTCGCGGCACCGAGCGGTTACCGGCGTGGTTGACTTGCGCTGCTGCGTCTGGGGTTTCGCCACCGGGGCGGGTGCGGGCGACTCGATCACTGCGCCACCTCCTGCCCGCCAGCGCGCAATCAAGCGCCCCGACGTGCCTTGCGTGAGACCGCCGACCGCCTTGTCGATCTCGACGGCCAGGTGCTCGGCGTGCGCCGCGCGGAACCCGCGCCAGTCGGCGCACTCGCGCCCGAGGCAGCGACCGCCGCCGTCGCGGTCGTACGCCCACTGGTGCTCGATGATTTCGGCTGTGATGAGCTGCTGCGCAGCGGTCAGCTCGCTCATTTCTCGGCCTCGTCGACGGCGGCGAGCATCGCGGCGGCGTCGCGGCGCAGCGTCTCTGGGTCAAACGGCGTATCGCCGATGTAGATCAGCGGGAACTCGGTGCCTCGCGCTGTGGTGTCGACGCGGATATCGCCACAGTCGCCGTAATGGACCTGCCCGTCGTCGTCGGGCCCGTCGGGCTGGGGCAGCTCGACGACCGCGATCCGCGCGGCATTGAGCGCTGCGAGTGCCCATTTGGCCATGAGGGAGGCGTCTTCCGCGTACACAAGCCGCGCCTGCTGTTGCGCGATCTTCTCGGCGATCGCTTCGGCGATGACGGTTTCGATGCGGTCACTCATCGGTTCTCCTGTGTGGGTTGTGGTTTCAGTGCGGGCGGGATCGGCATGCGCGGCCGTCCCCACGCGGATCGGTGGTAGCGGCGCTTGCGGCGCCAGGCGGCGAGCTCGGCGGCGTCCATCACGCGGAATCCCACTTGTGAACGGTCATTTTCAGCTCCCGCGCGAGTCGCTCCTCGATGCAAGCACCCCTGCTGTTCTCCCATCCGGGCAGCAGCATGATCTCGTCGCACTCAAGCAATTGCTGCAACGCGAGCCGCATGTAGAACTCCCACGGCTTGTCGGTGCTGCCGCTGTCGGTCTCGGCGGGGTTCCGTACGTCGTAACCCTTATCGCGCAATGCTTTTGCGACGTGATTGAACATCGGATAGTTGAACTCTGGCAGCCTGGACATTGGCCCGGCGATGTAGATGGTCACGCCCCCTCCCCGAGGTCGAGGCACATCTGGTCCAGGCGGCGGGCGATGATCTCGCAGTAGCGCTCCTCGTACTCAACGCCGATCGCCTTGCGCCCTACGTTTCGGGCAGCGAGGAGTGTGGATCCGCTGCCAGCGAAGGGGTCGGCCACAGCGCCACCGGGGGCGGCCAGCAGGAGCACCTCGAGCAGCGCGACCGGCTTGCCGTGCGCGTGTCCATGCTGGTAGGTGCTCATGCCGACGTTCGTGGTGATGATGCCGCTGCGGAGCGGTCGGCTGTCGCGCGGCCAGTTGCCGAGCATGTAGATCGCTTCCCAATCGCGCCGCCAGCCGCCGATTTGACCGGTGAGTCCGCTATCGCCGGGTTTCCGCCAGACGAGCGTTTGTTTGGTGCCGTACGGCGGCGCCAACAACGGGGAGCCAAACACGTATGCAGGTTTGACGTGCCCCCATCGACCGATCACGTAATCCCTTGCAGCAGTGTCGGAATCGTTGGCTATCGATTGGTGCCTCGAAGTTCCGGTACGGGGTGGCCAGTCGATCCCGTACGGCGGGTCGGTGAGCAGCAGGTGTGCGGCTTCCCACGCATCGATCTCTCGGCAGTCGCCGTGGTACAGCGTGACGTGGTCGTCGGAGTAGTAGGGCTTCATGCTCCCTCCTTGTCGGCTTGGGCGCGCACCGAGTCGGCGAGCACCTGCAATGTCTCGGCGACCTCACTGGCGCGGTTGGTTGGAGCGGTGGCGCTCAGAAACTCTCGAACGGTCATGACGCCTCCGTAGTCGGGTAGTGCAGCACCAGCCACAGCGCCGATGCGCCGGCGGCCGGGTGAATGACGGGTTCGGGTGTGGATACGTGCTCGGTGTCGTCGTCGGGCACCACACCGGCGTCGACCAGGCCGTCAACGAGCGCCTTGACCGTGGGCCAGAGGTTGTGGTTGTCGCGGCGCCGCTGCTGCCGTGGTTGGTAGTGCAGCGTGACGACGAGCCGGTCGGTGCGGGGCGCGTTGCGCGCGAGAAGTGCTGCGGCGGTGCGGACCTCGCGAGTCTTGCGCGCCTTGGCCGCCCAATGCATCCGCTGGTTGGCGGTCAGGGGTGGCCGCGACCACGGCAGATCAATCCTGATATCTTTGCTGTCAGCAGTCATAAACCTTTGCCGTTCGCCGATAATATTTCACTATGTCAACCTGCGACTTGGTGTTTCGTCACGCTGGCCGATGACGCCAGCATCGCCCGACCTTTTGCTGATCTCGGCGAGCGCGCGGTCGAATCGGTGAACACCGAACGACCGGACAACGTCGCTGCGGTCGGCCAGCCCGTGCTGAGACAGCGTGGCCAGGATCTTGATCCCGCAGTCGATCTCAGCCTCGGTGCACTCGTCGTAGTCGGTCGGCTGATTGGCCCACTCCAGCGCCAGCGCGCGAACCTTCGACAGCGCGTCGATGTGGTTGTTGACGACGCTGGCGTTATCTGGGGTCATCGTCAGCTGTATCCGCTTGTGCCTTGTTGGGCGAGGTGTCGTAATCGAAAACAACCAACATGTCGGTGTTTCCACTTAGGACGGGGCAATCCTCAGGTGGGTGTACCACCAGGCAGGCAGGACACGAGTGATCCTCAGTGAACGGCCCGTAGTGTTTGGTTGGGATCAAAGCGAAGGTCGACGCCTCATCCTGCGGCCTGGTACGAATCCACCCGCCGTAGTCATAGTGCCACCGGGCGTTGAACCTATCGCGCCAAGCACGATCGCGGTGTTCAGGGCTCAAGTGCTGGACGTCTGATCCATGCTCTGTGGTCGGCATAGTCGTCATCTCCCTACGAGTGTCGGTAATCGGAAACATGTGTGCGCTGTCAGATCGGCTGCCTACCTGGAGAAACGGCGACGATCATCGAATCAACCCCTGATAAGCGACGGGCATCTCCAGGTCGAGAAACTCGGCGCTCACAGCAGGCCGTCTTTCACTTCGCGGGTTTCGACTGTTGGCTGCTCGAGACCGGGCCACCACGGCGAGTTCGCGAGCAGCGCGTGAATCTGTGCCCGCTGCACCTTGGCCTGCACGAACGGGAACTTGAACGACTCGGGTTTCGTCTCGGCCAGCTCGGCGAGCAGCGCGTCGGCAGCGGCGTAGTGGTAGCTCGGCGGGCGGGTCATGCGCTCACCGGCCCGTCGAAGATCTCCAGCACGCGGTTCGCCTCGTCGAACGTGAGGTCGGCGGCGCGGGTCGCCTGCACGCCCGCCGACTCGGCAAGGAACGCGAACCAATCGGCGTCGCTGTACTTCTCGGCCTTCTGAATCTGCGCCAGGCGGACGAGCTGGTCCTTGCTGGCCATCTGCACACCATCGGCGGCATCGGCCGGTGCGGTGCCCGATACCTTGACCGTCTCGCGCTCGGGCTGCGCGTCGGCGGCCTCTTCGCCGTCCTCGATCACCTCGCCGTCGATGTGCATTGGCGAATCAATCGCGTCTTCGGCGAGGTCCACGCGCACGCTGCCGTCGTTTTCCAAGGCACGCTGAATCTCGGTCGACTTCGGCATCAGCGCCATGAGACGCAGCAGCATTGTTTTCTGTGCCATCGCCTCGAAATGGTCGACCCAAGGGCCGACCACCTTGCCGTTCTTTCGGGCCATCGCGAACCGGTCGCGGTGCGCCTGCATGTCGGCGACCGTCATCGGGTCGGTGATCGAGTAGCCGCCGTTCGCCAGTCGGCCCACGGCGTAGAACAGGCGTGCCTCGCCGCGCGGGCCGTCGAGGCACGGCTTGTGAATCCATTTGTCCTCGGCCGCACCATATTCGACGTCAAAAACGTCGTTGCTGTAGACGATGCGCGAGTGCAGCGACGCGATCCGATCGGATCGGTGTCCGAGTTCGACGTAGCCCTTGTAGCCGATGATGAGCTGCGCCCGGTTCATGCCGGCATTGGCATCCCAGAACGGCAGAATCCACGCCTGCCCGAGCGAACCGACGCCCGGCCGCAGCCCGAGCTGCGCGCAGGTCATCGCCGCGCCGAGCACCGAGCGCGGTTCGCATTGCGCGAGTTTCGGCGTCTGCGACATGCATGTCATGACGTCGCGGATCAATTGCACGGCCTCGCCGCCCCTGGGCATTGCGCGCTGGAACTGCGATTCCATCCGTACCAACTGCGCACGCAGGTCGTTGCCGTTGGCCTGCTGCTGCTCGACCGATTGACGGGCGCGGCGCGCCAAATCACGTGCCATTGCTGCTACTTGCCTTTCGGAATGTAGATGGAAGTGGATTGGTACTGGCGGTAAAGCTCGGGCTGTTCAGCCTTGAGCCGGTCGCGGTCGATCACCTCGACCTTGTGCAGCCACGGGCCGTCGTCCTGTTCCTCGCGGAACGCCTTTTCGCGGAACTGTCCACGTCTGAGTGCCACCAGCTTTCGACCCTCGGTGTCGGCGAGCACATCAGCGCCGCGCAGCATGTCGGTCAACACGTTGACCGCCCGCGCCTTGTCGGCCTTGGCTGTCTTCTCGGCGGCCAGCGCCACCCGGTACTCGACCACCGCTCCTTCGACCTCGGCCACGCGGTCGTCGCCGACCACCTCGATGGCGTCGTGACGGCGCGGCCACCGCGCCGCGATGGCCTCGGCCGTCGCGTCCGACCCGTCAATCGGCGGCGCGATGTCGGGAACGATGTACGTCTCCCACAGGTGGCGCTCGGCGGCGTTGATGGTGTCGATCAGATCGTCGTCGCGCGGAATGTATTCCCACCGCAGACGATTCCCGCCAACGAGGCCGGCGACGTATGCGCCGTCTGCGCCGGTGACGGCCATGCCGTGCTGCACCTGCAGCTCGGCATGGTCGGGCACCTGGTCATCCCAATCGTGCGCGAGCCACGCGCTCGCGTTCTTGATCTCCACGACCGCGTTTTCGGTCAGGATCAGGCCATCGGGGTTGTAGAGCTGCCACGGCCGCGCGAGTGACCGCAGCGTCGGGCACTCCACGATCTCCACGCCGAGTCGGCGCGCCAGCTCACCACGAATGACCGGCTCTAGCAGCGTGCCCCACATCATCGCCTCGGTCTCATCGACCGGGCGCGCACGGCCTGTCTTCTCGGCCCACACCGAGAACGGCGACCCATACTTGCCCATACCGAGCACCGCCGAGCAGTCGGACGAACCGATTCCGCTGCGCCGCAGTTCGAGCCATTCCTCGCGGTCGCGGTAGTCGCCGGCAAGCTCGGCGTGGCCGGCCCAGAACGGTTGGCTCACCGGGCACCGCCGATCTCGTCGCGGGCGTCGTCGCGGTCGCCGAGTACCCCAGCCGGTCGGCCGGCGCCGAGCGCGGCGGCGCGTTCTGCCTCGGTCATGTCGTTGACGGCTCGCCGCCACTCGTCGGTCTCAAATTCATAACTCATCACGCCGATGCCTTCCTCTGTCGAGCCGCGTCACGCTGGCAGGTGGGGCAGTAACGGCTCTCCCTGCCGTAGCGCTTGCGCGGTTTCAGTTCATGTCCCTTGTCGCAGCGCGTACGCCGCGAATAGTGATGTCGGCTATGCCGCACGAGGTCTCGGTTGTTCTCGTCGCGGGTATCCCAGCGCAAATTCGCCAGGCTGTTGTCGTGGCTTCCGCCTGGCCCGTGCAGAGCCTCCATGCCTTCGGGGCACGGCCCAACGAACGCCGTGAGCACCAGGATGTGCACATTCATGCGCTTCACGCGCCCGTCGTCATCTGACAGACCTACGTACAGGTACCGACTACCCCGCGACCGCTTGAGGATTCTCCCGAAGATCCGGCGATTGTTCTCGCCGATCTTGACGATCCGACCAACCGACCGGACGCGGCCCTGGTTGGAAACCTCGTAGCGGCCCTCGTATCCCACGACGGGCAACCACTTCTCGTAGGTCATCATTTCTCCGTCTCGTTTTGGTCGGGGACGAGCCACCATTCGTCGGTGCTCCAGTCGTCCAATTCGTTTGTCTCGGTGGGGTTCACGCTGCACCTCGCGCGTGAGGGGCGAACGGTATGCACAGCGGGCAGTACCGGCTGATGACCTCGAACAGGTCGGGGTTTCCGGTGAACGCCCAGAACTTTCCGCACATGCGGCAGCGGACGGCGGTCACGACTGCACTCCGACGAACTCGGGGCGGCGTTCGATCGTGAGTCGGTAGGGCTCGCCGGATCCGGGGCACACGTCGGCGCGGATCGCGTCGAAATGCCGCGCGATGTTCGCCTTCGTGGTCGGCGAGACCGGCTGCCAGCACACCGGGCACAGCGGGCGGCGCGTCGGCGCGGTCACTGTGCACCGCCGATCGCTGGTAGCTCGCCGGTGTCGGCGGGCAGCTCGACCGCCAGCTCGCCGATGATGGTGTCGCCGTTGTCCGGCCCGTTCGTCGCGATCGTGAGGTTTTTGAACACGAGGTACTCGACGCCCTTGCGCTCGTGAATCTCAGCGCCGCACAGGAACCGCCCTGTCGGGCGTAGTTCGTTGTGCAGCCGGTGCCGGATCGCATACACGCTCGGGTGCCCCTCGGCGGGCCAGTGACGCCCCTTGCTGCGCCGCATCATTCGGTCACCGCCTCGGCGTGCTCGGCGCGGGTCACCAACTCGGCGAGGTAGCGCAGCCACGTCACGGCGTCGTGCTCGTCCTCGACGCGCGGATAGACCACCGGTTCGGGCAGACCTGGCGGTGTGCGGATGACCGCGAGCTGCCAGTACCGCTCACCGCCGAACAGGGTTGTGATCACCTCGAGCGCCATTGCGATAGTGCCGCGATCGTCGATCGCGCGGATCCGCCCGAGGTCGAGGGGACCGGCGTGGCGAGTGATTGTGATGCTCACTTGACCGTCACCCGCCGTCCGGCTGCCCGGTCCTCGTGTTCCTTGGCGGCAGCCATAGCCCGGGGCTCGCCGACGTAGTGTCCGCCCCGGTATCCGCACGAGCAGACCGGCTGATAGGTGTCGCCGAAGATCGCGCTGTGGCGTGGATGCACCTCGGCATGGTGGTTGCCGGTGTTGACGGCGTCGCGCCGCAGGCGGGCCAGTGGCACGACATCGGACTCAAAAGGCATGTAGGTCACCACTTCTCCCCGTTTTCAGGCGATCCCGGTGTTCGACGGGGCGTGCTCGGGGCAGAACGCGGCGGTCGCGGCGCCCACGAAGTAGCCGGCGTCGTACAGGTCGAGGTGGCTGTTCTGGTAGACCAGGACCGAGGCCGAGTAGATCGATGCGCCGGTGTCCATGTAGTCGCACACCGCGTGCCCGGCGTTGATGGCAGCAGACTCGCTGGCGTAGGTGATGCCCTCGCTGTCGAGCGCGAGGATGAACGCGTCGCTGACGATGTCGGCCTGCGCGTTCGGGGCGGCGACGAGGCCGACGCCGAGAATCCCGGCGACGATCAGCACGGGTGCCCAGATCCAGTCGCGCAGCCGCACCGGTTCGTGCTTGCGCGCCTCCTCGGCGGCGGCGCGGGCGTCGTCGGGTGTCCAGATCGGGCGGATCCGGTTGGGTACGCTGTTGGTGCTCACAATGAACCTCTCTCGTGGTGTTGTTGGGTGGTGAACCCCGCGTCGTGCCAGCGGCGCGGGGTTACTTCTTGCGGGTGATGTGGAAATCGGCCAGCAGGTCGCGAGCGATCTCGTCGCTCACTGTCACGTCAGCCGCCCACCGCGATGGACTGCAGCAGCGGCGGATGGCAGTGATGTGCGCGGCCAGCTCTTCGAGGCCGACCTGCATCGGTTCCTCGTCGGCGACCGGCTCGTACACCTCGTATTCGGCCTCGGCCTCGGCGAGCGCCTCAGCGGCAGCGTCGAGAGCTTTGTCGTAGGTGAGGCCGAAGTCGCGGGACAGCGCGCGGTTGATCGCACGGTCACCGATCTGCTTGAGCCACTCGTCGGCGATGACGCGCACCTGGAACACGGCGTCGCGGATCTCGGCGAGCAGGCCGGGGCCCGCCGGGGAGGGCGCCGTGCGGGGGTTTCCGGCGCTCACCTCCCCGGCGGCGTGCGTGCACCGGCACCCGTGAGTGCACGCATCGGGCGGGAACGGCTGTTGAGGCGCGTTCGTGCGCGGCAGGTTGAGGGCGTCGAGGTCGACGAAGTTGTCGGTCATCGGTTCACCGCCTCGGCGATGCCCTCGGCGAGCGCCTCGCGCAGCTCGTCGAGCTCGGCTCGCAACGCCTGCGCCTCGGCGCGTGCCTCGTCGCGGGCGGTCTCGGCGATCTCAACCGCCTTGGCGTACTCCACGATTTCGCGCGACGTCGCGGCGAGCGCCTCGGTGACGCCGTGGTACAGGTACGCCATGTTGACCAGCGCGGCGCGGGTGTCCTCGTCGGCATTGGCGTGCAACGCGGCGGCGGCGCCCTCGACGCGCTGCAGTACGCGGATCGCGTAGGGCTCGTCGCTCATGATGCGGCCACCTGCGCGACCTGCCCCGAACCGCCGAGGCGCTTGTGCAGCTCGACCATGCCCTTCGGGGTGATGCGGATCGTCGGATCGCCGAGGCGCATTTCGCCGGACGGCTCGTGCAGGTACGGCCTGCCGAACCGCTCGGTGAGGCGCCGGTTGTCGATCTGGGTTTGGTAGGCGCGCCAGCGTCCACTTGCGCGGTTGCGGTAGATCCACCCCTCGGCGGCCATGAACGAGAACAGGCGATCGCGGCCGATGCTGATGTCCGGGTCGCGCGAGAGCACCTTCGCGGCGTCGGCAACCTCGTAGTCGCCCTCGGCCGAGGCGAGGTGTTTCCACGCGGCGGCGGGCGCCTCGAGTTCCTTGGCGCGGGCCTCGGCCTCGATGCGGGCGCGCGCCTCGGACTCGGCGCGTTCCTCGGCCTCGACGACCCACTGTGCGAGGGTCTTGCGGTCGGGCAGCGCCACCGGTGCGCCGTAGGCGCCGGTGCGGCGGATCTCGGGGAGAACGGTGCCGGTGATCCAGCGGCGGAACGCGACGGCCTCGGGTTTGTCCGAGCGGATGACGACCTCGTACATGCCCGACTCGGACACGATGGTCGCCTGCTGCGTGCGACCGAGGCTGTCAGCGATGGGGTAGGTCTGATCTACCCCATCCGCTAAGCGATCCCGAACGTCCTTGACGTTGCGGATGTCGAGCACCTTGCAGAGGTCGGCGAGGACGAACCACGGCTCGCCGTCGATGAGCACGACGCGCACGGCCGCGTTGCCGTAGGTGAACGCCTGCGTTGCCGGCGTCGGGGCGGTGCGGTCGAGGGCGCCGAAGAACGCGGAGGCGCGGCCGGGATCGGGGATGCGCGCGCTCATCGCTGGAACCCCGCGACTGTGCGTTCGTCGAATCGGTAGTGCCCGCCGGGCGTGGTGACTGTTGGCTTGAGTTTCCCGCTGGCGACCCAGCGGCGGACTGCCGAGGTGTCAACGCCGAATCGTTTGGCGACCTCGGTAGTCGTGAGTAACACGACTTGTGACATGGCACATATGGTGCACGTTCGTGCATCTCGTGTCAAGCACGACTTTTCGTGCGTGTCATGATTCGTTGCATCTGCAACGTGCAACGTGATTGTTTCAACGTTTGTATTGCGCGATATGCACGGTTTGTGCAGACTTGCACGTATGAGCACCGTTAGAGACTGGGTTCCGACCGCGGACGACTTTGCTACACGCCTGGTCCTGGTGCGTCACCAGATGGGTTGGAACCTCAAAGAGGCCGCCATGGCCTGCGGCATCAAAGCGCAGTCATGGCGCGAATGGGAATTGGAGAACCGCAAACCCCGCGACTACGAAGGGGTTTGCCGGCAGGTGTCCGCGCGCAGCGGATGCAACCTCGTGTGGCTGATGACCGGAGTTAATCCGCTGCCACCGAATGATGGGAGCCGCCTGGGGGAATCGAACCCCCGACCTATTCATTATCAGACGACCAAAACGGGCGGTTTCGGCAACCTATCCGACGCTCCCGTGATCCCCCTCCGCCAGGAGGGTCCGAATGAGCACGCGGCATAGCCCGGGCCAGCAGCAATCATTTCCTTCGCAAGGGTTAATATCTGCCTCGACGGATCGGCGAGTGATCTAGATGACACGCGAGCAAACCGATTCGCCACGTTTGGTCAGCAGTGGATTTAAGGGGCAGTACCCAATGGTGAATCGGTGGCGCACTTGGCAATTCGCGCAATCGCTCTCCGCGCGCACTGTCGAGGAGCGCGTCGCCACGGTGCGGCGCATGGCGGCGTGGTGCGGAGTCGAGCCTGAGTTCGCGCAAGTCGAACAGATCGTGTCCTGGCTCGCGGAGGGCGGCAACTGGTCAGCCCGCACGAGATGGACCTATTACGGTGCACTAAGTGCATGGTTCCTCTGGCTACAGCAACAGGGGCACCGGCACGACAACCCGATGGTGATGATTGGTCGACCCAAGCGCCCGAAGAGTGTGCCGCGCCCGGTGTCGAACCTCGACGTGCAGCGCCTGCTCGCCGTGCGGGCGCACAAGCGCACCAAGGCGATGATCCTGCTCGCCGCGTTTCAGGGGTTGCGCGTGCACGAGATCGCCCAGATCAAGGGCGAGCACCTCGACCTGATCGAGCGCACGATGACCGTTACCGGTAAGGGCAACGTGACCGCGACGCTGCCGCTGCACCACCGGGTCGTCGAGATCGCCTACCAGATGCCCCGTCGGGGTCATTGGTTCCCTGGCCCCGATCGCGGCCACCAGCGCCGCGAGTCGGTCTCGGGAACGATTAAGGAGGCGATGATCCGCGCCGGGGTCGTCGGCTCGGCGCACTGCCTGCGGCATTGGTTCGGAACGGCGCTGCTCGAGGCGGGCGTCGACCTGCGCACCGTGCAGGAGCTCATGCGCCACCAGTCCCTTACCAGCACCGAGATATATACGCGCGTGACCGATCAGCGCCGCGCCGAGGGAATCGAGCGTCTCGACCCGTTCCGCGTCGCCCCTGCCACGCGGGTAACCGATCGGCTGCTCGCCCAGATCGCCGAGCGGGACGAGGGCGCCCCGGGTGCGCCGTTGTCGGCAGCCTGAACGGTCGCCGGACACGCGAAAACCGCCCCAGTCGAGTTGACTGGGGCGGTTTCGTCTGCGGCGGTACCTCGATCACTCGCGGCGGTCGCCCGCGATGCGTTCCTTGCGCTCGGTGCGGATCTCTTCGCGGATCCCGCCGATGTCGCGCTCGACGCGCCGGAACCCGTCGACCACGAGCTCGCGCAGGTCGTCGAGATCCTTGCGCATGTTCGTGGTGTGCGTGTTGACCACGTGCTCGTGGATCGCGTCGGTTTTCGCGTCGACTCGGCGGGCGCGGGCGCGCCCCCGGCGTTGACCTCGGATCGTTACCCACAGCGCCGCGATCGCGGGCAGTGAACCGGGCAAGCCGATGATGAACAGCCCGAGCAGGTCGATCGTGTCGTCGGGGTTGTAGACCTCGGCGGCGGTGCGCATCGCGTCCGTGAGGTTCACAGAATGCCGTCCTTGCGCTGCTGGCTCAGCATGTATCCGGCAGTGCCAGTGCCGCCGATGCCGAGCACGTTCGCGGCCAGGTCGAGCCACAGCGGGGCGTGCTCGGGGGCGATCACCCTGTAGCCGACAGCAACGGCGATCGCGGCGACGATGATGCCGTACAGCCATTGGCGACGGGCAGGGGTCAGCTTGTTGAGCATGGCGAAATTCCTTTCAGTTGCGAACCGGTGTGCGACTTGCCCAGTCGCGGACGTGCTGAATGGCGAGACCGAGGTAGGTCTGCCCGGGCCACACCTCCCAGGCGTGGTAGTTGATGTGCGGCGCGGTGCCCGAAACGGCGAACTTGAGCGCGATGATCGCCGCCTGCACGGCGGCAGCCGGACCGGTCAGCTGCCCGCCGACGGCGCCGCCGACCAAACCGCCGAGGGTCGAGGTCAGCAGCGGCAGCGCAACGCCTGCCATCTCGACAGGGTTGCCCGCCGACAGTCCGGCGTGCGCCAGCAGCGGCACACTCACCCCAGCCTCGGCGAGCACCTTTGGGATCGCCCGAATGATCGCGCGCAGCGTGCCGACCGGATCCGACAGCTCGACGTCGACGACCGCCTGATAGATCGCCGTCATGATGTCGCCCGCGTCGCCGAGCGGCACGTTCGCATACATGTCGTCGGGGTGCACGAGCTCGCACCAGTCCCAGGTGCAGCACGAGCGCGGCAACTGGAAATCGGAGATCCCGCGACCGTTGGGGATCGCGCCGAGGTAGTAGGTGTGCCCGAACGGGCGCGACGGGTTGCCGAACGCGAACCCGCACACGTAGTTCTCGCGGTACTCGGCGAGCGGCTGCCCCGGTTCGAGCATCGCCCGCAGCCGCGAGGCCACGATCGCGCCCGCCGAGTAACCGCCGAGCACGAACGAGCGGCCCGAGCGGATCTCGGCGGCGCCCGCCGCGACGGCGACCTGCACCGCCTTGTTCATCGACGGCGAGTTCGGCGCCCCGGGCGGCAGCCCGCCCATGCTGGCTGCCCACTCGGGATTGCGTTCCTCGACGAGATCGGCGGCGCCCTGGCAGACCCGCGACACGTAGTCTTGCCCGATCACGCCACCGGTGCCCCGGAACACGATCGCCAGGTGGCGCGGCTTGGTCGCCGGAGTGTCGAGCAGCCCGAGGGCGCGCAGGTCGCCCTCGGAGACCACCCCGTCGATCCACTGCTGTGTGCGGCGCTCGTACTCGCGCTGCACCGCCGCGTCGTCGTAGCCGAAATAGGCGTCGACGCGCAGCGGCCCGCCGTCGGCGGCGAGGGCGTACGCCTCGAACCGGTCGAGCATCACCTGCTGCCAGGCGGCGACGAGCGGCCCGGACGAGCCGACGCGCAACTCGGTCACTTCATCACCACACCGGGCTTGCCGCGATCGTTGGTGCCGAGCACCTTGTCGCGGATCTCGGCGACCGCCTCGACGAGGGTCTGCTCGCCGAGACAGTTGAACCGCATGGTGAGCTGATCGTCGGCGGGTCCGACGATGACCGGTTTCGGGGTTGCGGGCGTGGTCACTGCTGGTACCTCCTGCGGTTGGAATGACAAGCCGAGCGCGGCGAGGGTTGCGGGTCCGGCGATGCCGTCGTCGAGGAGACCGGAGCGGCGCTGGAATTCGCGCACAACCTGCTCGGTCAGCGGCCCAAACTCGCCGTCCTCGTCGAGGTCTGAATAGGCGGGGTAGTCGCGGTTCAGGCGGGCTTGCAGCGCTTTGACGCGCTCGCCGGTGCACTCGTAGCGCGAGCAGTCGCGACCGAGGTAGACCGCGCCTGGCGCGGTCGGCGTTGCGGGCGTTGAGGTTCCGCTGCCGACGATCGGACCGGGCAGGTAGAACCAATCGTGAAACAACGGGTTGTTGTAGTGGCGCGCGGATCCGCCGATCCACTGCCCGCCGCCGCTGGCGACGGTGCCGCCGCGCGACTCAATCGCGACGCCCTCGAGCGTGCACGCCATGTGTGAGTTCGCGCCGCCGCCCGGACCGTGCATGAGCCCGATGCGCAGCGCGGCGTCGGCTGGAATGTCACCAGGCTTAGCAACGCGGATCGTGCCGAACGGGCCACGCGAGCCCGGACCGCCGACGTAGCGGTATGCCTCGGTCGACAGACCGTGGCGCGACCACGACATTTTCTCGCCGTTGACCAGCGCGTCGAGAACGTGCGTGACGATGCCCGAGCAGTCGGTCGTGCGGTTCACATCGTTTTTCACCCAAACCCCGCCGTAGCCGTACGGCTTGCGGTTGCGCGGCTTGGCAATTGACCACCAGTAGTCGACGTTCGCGCGAAGAATCGGCATAGCGTTGAAATCCTCTCGGGCATAAAGAAACCCCGCACACCACGGGGCGGCGGGGTATCAGTGCGGATACGGGGTTAGAAGCTGGGGCGGTCGTCGATGAGCCGCTCGACGAACGGCAGTGTGCCGGTGACGAACCCCCACGACAGCAGGGCGAACAACACCAGCCCACCAGCCACGCCGACGGCGAGCGCGCAGACATAACGCTTCACAGCGCGGATCCTCTCTCTCGTTACGGGGGCAGCAGCGGCAGCGCACCGGCCAGCCAGGCAGCCGACGCCGATTGGGTCGCGCTGAACGTCACCGTGTCGTCGCCAGGCGCGTGACCGACGGCCATGCCCTGATTGACGAAAGCAGCCGCGTTGATCGACCGCAGCAACGTCTGGCCGTTCGTCTCGTCGTAGCCCGTGACCGAGCCGAGCATGAACGCGTTCGAGACGTACCCACGTGCCACACCGGTCGCCGAGATCGACATTGAGGTGCCGGTGCCGCTGTTGGTCACCGGTGTGCCGATGCTGCCGACGTTCTTATAGGCGATCGCGACCGACGTGCAGTACGTTGCGATGCCCGAAATGCCGCTGAACGTAGCTGATTTGTTGCCGGTCGGCGGATCGAACAGCGTGAACGCGGCCAGCCGCCATCCGCTCACGGCGAGCATGATGTGCCGGTCCATCGTGTGGCCGTCGAACGTCGCGGTGATCGCATTGTCGCCGCCTTGCACAGCGACCCACACCACCACGCAATTCGCGTCCTCGGGCACAACCACCGACGGGTTACCACCGGTGCCGCCGACAGCAATATTGCCCGCGATCGCGAACTCGACACCCACGGGCAGCCACATCGGCGTATCGCCGAGGTATACGCCCTTTACCAAGTCACCGCCTCGGTAGACACCTTTGACGGGATTTGAGCCGCCTTGCAGCGCCATTACGTCACCACGTAGATAGTGTTGGGATCTTTCGACGGCAGCGCATCGAACGCGGCCTGGCTCATCACGCGGATACTGTTGCCGTCGAGGGCGTCTTCGAGATCGTTGACGAGTTCGCCGACATCGTTTAGATAGTCGGCGTCGACCTCCATGCCGATATCGTCAACCCAGTTGGTAGGCAATGCCATTGGTGATCCTCCTTAGTTGCCTGCCGAGGGCGCACTGACGCGCTGAAAGTTGATCTTCACGCGGCTACCATCGGCGAACCACAGCCGACCGATCGCGCCGTCCCAGTGCTCGCGGTCGACCGGGGCGCCGGAACTGTCGATCGGCTCGAAACGCCCACCCGGCCACACCTCCTCCACGCGACCATCTTTCAGCGCCTCGTGCACCTCTTCTCGGGTCCACTGCGTGCCGTTGATGTCAGGCATTAGCTTGTCTCCCTCTAGATTTCAAACGGAACGGTGTAGGGCACACCGGCGCGAATCACTGTGGGCTTGCCGACTGAGGCGCTCGACGAGATCCGGGACGGACGGATGTAAACCGGGCCAACCTCGACCGTCGGCTTGTGCACAGCGGCGCTCGACTCGATCTTCTGCGGCTCGATGCAGACACCGCCGACGGCCACCACCGGCGATGTGACCTTTGCCCTCGACGCGATTCGACTGGGGTAAATGTTCTGCGGCGGCCCGATGACCGTCGGTTTCCGCACGTTCGCCGACGACTCGATCTTCGTCGGGAACACGTAGACCGCGCCGCTCTCGACCGTCGGCCTGCCCACCGACGCCGATGACGCGATGCGTTTTGGCGCGATGAACGCCTCGGCCCACCATCCAACAGCCATGAACGCGAAACCGCCCTACAGCTCGAAGATTCCGTCGTCCGGCCAGATGATCGTGATATCGCCGCCATTCGGCGTCACCGCGAGACCGGTAGCGTCGTCGATGTAGGCGATGAGCGGCGAGGTCGATGCGGTGCCGGTGTATTTCGCGATCACCAGCGCCTCGGAAATGTCGCCGCTCACAGCGGAAAACGTCACGTTCGCGGCGTCCGCAACGCCACCGGTCACCGTCTTGGACGCGAGGTTTCCCGAGGTCGCGACGATCGCGCCCGACGGTATGTCGTCGAGGAACTCGTCGGCGTCGAGGTCAACGGTGTAGTCGTTGGCATCGACGAGGTAGACCCTGATGTTGTCGCCGGTCCAACTGATATCGCCGTCGAGCGCCTTTTCTTTGTATTTGGTGTAGAGCTCGTTTGCCACTTCGCCATCTCCTTAGATGTAGAACGGAACCTTAAGGGGCACATCGATTTTTCCGTCGGCGTCGCCAGGCGGGTGATACACGTAGACACCCGGCGAGTGCACGGCTGCCGTTGAGGCGCGCCGCGCCCTCGGGCGCACCTTCCAGCTCTTGAGCTTCGACGCGTCGGGATCCAACAGGTAGGCGATCCGATAGAACAGATCAACCGATTCGGCAGTGAAATTGTTGAGCGACAACGCGATTATCGAGCCGTCGCGGGTGCTGTAAAACAGCACCGTGATGTAACCACCGAGGTTGCCGACCCATCCCTGCCAGTGCCCGAACAGAATCGTATTGAGCCCGAACCCCATCCATCCCTGCCCCTCCCACGGGCCTTTAGGCTCGTAGGTCAGGTAGGTGACGAACATTTCCTCCTGCAACCGGTGCATCTCGGGCGAGATGAGCGTGCCGTCGCGCAGCGCCTCGCCGAACTTGACCAGATCGCCGATCGTGCCGCCGAGCGAGCCCGCCGCACCAGAGTAGGTGGTGCTGACTGCCGTAAATTCGAGTTCCTCAGCGGTGGGATATCCGAACAGACCAGCGAGCATCCACAGCGGCCCGAGGCGCTTTTTCAGCTCGGGCAGCGCGAGGTTCGGCGTCCAGCCGCGAACGTAGGGCGGTGTGAGGTAGTTGCCCGTCGGCCAGTCGGCGGACTCCATGCCGATTGCCGCGCAGCAGTCCTCGAGCACGATCTGCCGCACGTTGCGACCGAAACCGTATGTCGCGTCGCACCATTCGAGGATCTTGCCGAGCAAGATCGTGTTCGCGTTCGAGTATTCGCCGCGTTCACCTGGCTCGAAAATCGGTGGTGTCGAACGGATATAGGCCATCGGGTCGTACGTCGCCGTCGGGTTGAGAAAGTACGCCTGCTGCACCGCCGCGTCCTGCTGGAGGTAGTCCTTGAGACCGGACTGCATCATGAGCAGGTGCTTGACGGTGATCCGGTCGCCGTTGGGGATCCCGTCGACGTACATATCAACGGTGTCGTCGAACGAGACTCGACCGAGGTCGATCTGCGCCATCACCAACAGGTTGACGAACATTTTCGAGCACGAGCCGTACCGGGTGCGGTGCCCGAGCGTGATCGGTTGGCCTGCCGTGCGATCGCCGCCATACGCCTTGTAGTGACTGCCGTTCGGGGTCTTGATCGCGACCAGCGCGCCATCGGTGGTCGTGTTCGGCTTGAGCTTTGACGCGACGAGCGCGTCGATCGCGGCAGACGTCGCCTCGGGCAGCGGATCGTCCGGCGTCGGCGAGACCGTCGACGCTGGCGTAGCGAGGTCGGCCAGCGACACCGGATCGGTCTCGTTGCCCGCATTGTCGATCGCACTGATCGTGATGCGCGACGAGTAATCCGTTCCTGGCATCAGCCCCGCGAGCGGGAAATCGCCGTCCTCTGGGATCGGATCAATATTGAGCTTCACACCGTCGAGCCAGATGTTGTAGCCCTTGAGACCGCTAGGCATCGTCGACAGCTCCCGAGGGTCGAATGGTGAGGCTGTTCGAGGTCGCCGAGACAACCTCGACGCTCAATCCGCTGATATCGGGCGGCGTGTTGTCCGGGTCGCTCGGCAACTCGCCAGGCTGCGCCTCCCTGCGGAACTGGACCCACGCCCGCGCCGCGCCGCCCTTGCCGCCTTGGGTGTAGATGCCGAACCAATGCCCGCCGTTCGCGGCGCCGCCCGGTGTTGTTCCGTCGCCACCGAACGCGGTTTGGTCGGCGCCGCCGATCGCCTTGATGCCGTTGTATTCGAGGTTCCCTGGTCCTCGGCCCACCGGCTGCCCGAGACCGACGAGGCGCTGCCCGACGCCGTGCGCGCCGTTGTTGGCCGTCACCGAGTAGCCCGGGATCGACACCGTAGAACCGGCGAACGTCAGGATCGTTGACGTTCCGGCGAAATGGACACCGCGCACGAACGTCGCCGTGTTGTACGAACCTGGCGAGCCGGGGTTGCCGTAGAACCCGGCGAACCCGTCGGCGGCGTCGCCGCCCTTGCCCAGCACCACGACGTCGACGTGCGTAGCCCAGTTCGGGATAGGCAGCGACGTCGGTTTCGTGAGCTGCTGGAGCTCGGGGTCGCGGAAATCGCCGCCGTCGCCGACGTCGACAGCAATGCCGATCCAAGGCACATCGTTTGACCAATCGATATCGGATCGGGTGAGGGCAGTCGGCGGCGTGTCGGGATCGGCGACGACGCGCGTCGCGGCACGCGCGCCGACCGGCGCAACGTTGTCGAACGGCAGATTTACCGACTGCCCGCGAATGGTGTGCGATCCGCCGACGGTGATCAGCTCGTAGGCAAGCAGGTCGCCCGCCTCGGCGGGCGGCGGTTCGTCGACCTCGTAGCGGATGTAGGCGCCCGGTGACGAGTTGCCTTCAAGGATCCCCACCACATTGTCGGACTGGTGCAGCAACACTGCCGTACCGCCAACGGCGTTGAGGTTGCCAACCTTGTAGACGTTCACATAGAACTCGGTGATTCCTGTTGTGCCCCAACCGATCCACGAGATCGCGCCGATCGGCATACTCTCTTCGATGATGTCGAACGCGATCAGCGAGGTTCCGGGCGTGATCGTAAATTGCGTATTGATCTCGGACAGGTTGAAATTCGACCGCTCCGAGCGCAGCAGACCGGCGTTCAGCGATTTGTTGTCGCGGCGCGAGAGCAGCGACCATGACGCCTTACCGAGCCACGACTGCGAACTCAGCTGCTCGATGAACTCGCGAATGTCGGCGAGCCCAGCGCCCTCGCCGTCCTGGCCTACGATGCCCGAAACGATACTGTCGACGAGCTTTTCGATCGCCTCGCCGATCGTGCCCGGCCCGAGCACGCCCACAACGTTCGCGGGGCGGATGTTCTGCAACGCGAACAGCAGGTCTTCAAGCTTGTTAGCGAGCGCGTTCGATCCGGTAAACGCCTGCACGATGGAGTCGACGATCGCCTGAAACCGCGCGATCAGGTCTTGCAGCCGTTCCGGCAGCTCGGCCACCCAACTGAGTACCAGTTTGTTACGCCCGACCACATCGTCGAAATTGAAAGTGCCTGCGGTAGCGGCGGGCATCACCAGCAGCCGCAGCCGGATCTCGTCGACGCCCGCTGGCGCGATGTAGGTCTCGGCGAGTTCGGTCCACTCGCCCGAGGCGCTCGACGGCCCGAGGGTCGCAACAGTGGTCACACCGGTGCGCTGCGCAATGTCACCTACGCCTGCGTATTCGGCGACCTGCACGAGGATCGGCGCCCCAGAGCCGACGTATCCGGCCCAGCGGACGAACAGCGACAGATCGACCTGTTGCCCCTCGGCGACCGCAGCGGGCGCGCTCAGCAGAGCTTTCATGGTGCCGTCGGCGACCACCCGCACCGAGCCGGTCGAGTCGGCGGAGTGCGTCACCTCGGGGTCGAACACCCACTGCCCCGACCCGTTGACCGCCTCGGCGTTCGGGAACGCGCCGAGCGGCCATAGGTTCTCGTTCAGCTTGGCGGGGTTGAGCGGCGAGCGCGGCCCGAGCAGCAGGTTCAGCGGCTCGATGAACGTGCGGACGATCAGCCGCCATACCTCCTGCGGCGTCGGCGGATCGTCGAGGTCGATGCCCCCGAACAGCTGGCCTAGTGCGCTGATCGCGTTCGCCAGGTGCGGCAGGTCAATGCCCTTGCCGTCGTTGAGGCTGGCCACGAAATCGTCCCACGATGCGAGGTTGATGCCGGCGACGTTGTTGATGAACGAGACGATCTGGTCGGGCAGGTTCGTCGCCCAGTCCTTGAGCTGCTCGTAGGCTGCGCCGAGGTCGCCGGGGACGAAGAACCCGACGACGGCCAGCACAACGTCTTTGAGGAACCGTTCGAGCATCTTCGCCACGAACAGCGCCAGGTCGGGCAGCGTCGGCAGCTGGACGTCACGCGGCCGGTAGCCGCCCCACGGGATGTCGGGCAGGTTGTGCAGCGACTCCAGGTTCGGGGTCTGCCGCATCCATTCGGGTAGCGGATCGGTCACGGCAGCGCGACCGCCTTCATGCTGAACCGCGGCGCGGTGGTGCTGTAGGTGGCCGAGCCGCCGACCTTTTCGGCCATCAGGTAGATCGCTGCGGCCTCCCCGGCGTCGACGTACAGGTCGCTGTCAGCGGCCGATTCGCCGGTCTCGGGCCCGGACTGCAACACCACGCGCTGCGTCTGCACGCCCGGCACCGCCTTACCGAGCCCGACGATCGGGCCCGTGGTCGAACCGAGGCGCGCGACCAGGTCGACGGCGATGTCCGAGGTCGATCCGGTCACGGTGACCGCGGCGTCGACATCGGGCCGCCACGGGAACCGGTACGTGCCGGCCTCGACGATGATCACGCCGATCTGCGCGGTCGCGGTGGTGCCCGCGGTCGCGTTGCTCAACGACGCGGCCCAGTGCATGCCGCCGACCCGTTGCGGCACCAGCTCGAAACCGTCCTCGTCGCCGTTGAGGGCGATCACGTCACCGGCCGAGCCGCCGTCGAAATCGCCCGGATCGAGCACGGTGTCGCCGTCCTGGCCGGGCGCCCCGGCGCGCTGCGACGCGCGCAGCTGCACAATCTGAGACTGGGTGTCGCCGCCGGGCTGGATCTCGACGAACTCCATGAAATCGGGTGTCGGGTCGTCGTAGTCGAGCGGCACATTGTCGATCGTGGTGTCGATGATCGTGTGCTTGCCCGGGTCGCCCTTGATCAGACCGGCGATGCCGGTGATGCCCTGCAGCGGCTTAGCAAAGAAAATGTAGGCGCCGCGCTCGGGGTCGGACTCTTTGGGCACGAGGCACTCGACGACCCAATACTCTTTGTCGTCAACGACTTTGGTGGGGTACGGCTCGTCAGGCATTACGGGATCTCCTTACGATCGCGGGGCGAGGGACCAGACGTTGAAGGCCTCCATGAGGCCGGTGATGAATCGCTGATGCTTGGCGATCGAGGCCTCTTCGGCGGCACCGTCGCCGATCTGCACGAGGAACTCGCGGTCCCTCGGGGTGTAGCGCCACGGGGTGTTCGTCACGTGGTCGGTGAACATGCGCCACTTGGTGGTCCCGGTGACCGGATCGGGCACCGGGTAGATCAGCGACATGAGAACGCCTTTGAAGATGTCGCGGCCGAGCGCGTACGGCCCGAACGGGGCGTTCTTCAGCGTGGCTTGCGCCGAGGTGTAGCCGCGGGTGTCGAACAGCGCGGTGAGGAACGTGAAGATCGCCTCGACGTTGTACGGCGGCGACGGCGTCGGGATCATCACCTCGATGTTCGGGTGCATCGGGCCCATTTGCGCGCGGCGCTGGTAGTGCTGCAGCAGCTGGAACGCGAAAAACGCGTCGTTGAGGAACCCGTCGAGAAGGTTCGAGGGAATCCCGGTGAATCCCAGCACGATTGAGATCGAGTCGATCAGCCAGGCCAGGGTCGAGTTGATCAAATCGTTCAGCCACTTCGGGCTGCGGCCGCCGATCTGGATTTGCCACGCCTTCGGTGTGTGGTCGGTGATCCGGCACGACAGCAGCGGTGAGTCGCCGCCCAGCTCGGGCGCGACGACGACCGCGTAGGGTTCGGTGAAGTTCACGCCGAGCGCGGGGGCGTGATACACGCCCGGCATCGACTGCACCTCGCGGATGATCGGGTAGAAGATGTCGCCGAGCGATCCGCCGAGGTCGACCGCGGTGCGGAACACCGAGTCGAGGATCGTGTGCGTCGGGCCCGAGATCTGGCTGCGGTCCTTGACCGTGACGACATAGGTCGGTTTGGTGAGGTTTGCCCACCGATCCGGCTGCGGGTCGCCCGGCCGCCACAGGGTCACGTCAACGACGACGCCGTACGCCTTGGTCAGGTCGCGGATCGTGGTGCCGCACGACTCCATGCGAACCGTCTTGGCCACCAGGGGCGAGCCGTCGAGGAACGGGTTCGTGCGCACGACGTACATCGGCGTTTTGAGCATCTCGAGGATGGCCCGCGGGTTGAGGCCGTCGCGCGAGATCGCCTGCAGGATCGAGCCGAACCAGGCGCGTACGTCTGGGTTGAGTGACAGCGCGTTGTTCAGAAACTCGTTGATGCCGGCCTGCACGCGCAGGGCGCACTCGCTGATCATGTTCTCGATCACGGTGACGATCGGCCCGACGAACACCGCGTGCGAGAACGGCTGAATCTGGATCGGCAGGAACCACGACGGCCAGATCGTGAGGTAGTTCAGGATGTCCCAGATGCCGATGCAGTTCGCGGTGCTGGTCCACGCGCCCTTTTGGTACTCCCAGTCGTGGGTGTCGATGTAGTACGGCAGCCGGTACCCGGCGGTCTCGACGATCACGCCGCGCAGGGTTTCTCGGCACTGCATCATCTCGCCGACGAGGTCGCTGGAGCCCTTCGTCTTGATGGTGGCCGCGCCCTTGTCGTTCATCGGGTCGGTGCCGGTCGCCTCCATGAGGTCGGCGCCGAATTCGCCGATGTCGTCCCAGAACTCGTCGCACAGCGTGAACGTCCAGTCCATGTCGGCCACGTCCTGCAGGCGGGCCAGCTCGGCCGCGGCGGCGGCCTGCTGCTCGACGGTGCCGTGCTTGAGCTTCTCGTTCAGGGCGGCGAGATCGCGGCTGGTCACTGCAGCGGCCCTCCGTGGTCATAGCACCTGTCGACTGCCCCGGCGTTCGTCACGCCGGCCAGGGTGACGTGGTACAGCGGCACGCGATAACCGCTCGGCTTCAAGCATTTTGGGCACCACAAACCGAGCTGCGGCTCGCCGGTCCACAGCGTGTACTGCATTGCCATTACAGGGGGTACCTCCGCAGCGGGGTGCCCGCGGCGATGATCTTCGAGTCGGCGTTGCCGTTGTCGATCGCGACCTTGACGTAGTACGGCGTGACCTGCGAATCGGGCTGGCCGGGCGACTTCGGCGGAATGACCGAATTCTTGTTCCAGCGGCCCTTGATCAGCGAGTAGAGGTTGCCCTGCGGGGGCACGATCCCGAACACCGAGCCGATCTGGTTGAGCAGCGGGTTGACGTTGCCGCCGCTGGCCCAGGACAGAAAGTCCTTGAGCGCCTTTTGGAACAGGTTCAGATCCTGTTGTGTCGGCGGAACGCTGGTGAGATCTTTGATCTTCGGGTTCTGCCGCGAGGTGTCGATCTGCACCACCTGATTGGGCAGCAGCGGCCCGAACTCGATCATGTCGGTTTGGCCGGGCCCGGCCGCGAACTTGAACGTGCCCGGCCCAAAGCAGGTGTAGCGCAGCGGCATCGGCTGGTCGCCGATGTTGCGGATCCGCACAAACCCTGACTGCGACACTGAGCCGTTGTCTCCGGCTGAGATCTTGCGCACCGACGCGGGCGTCGCCTGGGTGAGGATCGCCGCCCCGGCCTGCATGCCGAACCCGACGCCGCGGTAGTCCTCGCCGAGCATCGAGTTCGCGCCGTTCTCTTTGACCGAGAACACCTCGACGCCGTTGCGGAGCACCTTGAACAGCCGCTCGTTGCCCTCGCCCTCGTACCCGGCAACCAGGGTGAACTTCTCGCCGATGATCGGCGGGATCAGCAGCACGCGCTGCCGTAGCACGGTCTGCGAAAAGTCCTTGAAGTAGGACAGTTTCAGAATGTTGTTCTCGATCCGCATGCGGATGCCGTTGCCGTCCCAGTCGCCGTTGCCGTCGCGGCCCATGCGCGCCCACAGGTCGTTGGCGGCGCCCTCGGGCAGCGACCACTCTTGGAACGAACCGAGAACCATCGACACGACCTGGTTGTTGGTGGCGGTGCTGAAATCCTTGTACGGGCCGCACACGACCTCGCGTGTGTCGGTGATCAGCCAGTCGTCGGGGTCGTCTTTCCAGCGGGCCTGTGAACCGTCGGCGTAGATGAACCCGCCGCCCTCTTCGGTGTAGTACAGCGGCCAGTTCTCGCCGAGGTCGCCGTCGGCCTCGGTGTCGTAGTTGAACGTGTCCGTCATGTCCTCGTAGGCGAACGCGAACGCGTCGACCTCGTCATAGGTGCGCCAGAACCCGGTGTCGGTGCGCAGCACCAACGTGAGCTCGGCCGTGCGGCTTTCGCCGATCTTGGACACATCCGGCGGGGCCTTGAACCAGCGCACGTCGGCCCACCAGCGGCCGGTGTCGAAGTCGATGAACGACAGCTCGCTGGTCCACTTCGCGTGGATCGAGGCGACGATCTCGCGGCACAACTTGCGGCAGTGCTGCGGGTCGCGGCCGTGCACGAGCAGCTTCAGCTCGACCTCGCCGGGGCCCTGCAGCGCGTCGACGAACGTGACACCGTCCTCCGATGCGCCCTTTTGGTCGATGATGTCCCACGGCGCGATCAGGCCCTTGAGGCCGTTCTTTTTGATCGCCACATACTCGGGCTCGTCGAACCGGTTCGGGATCGCTTTGCCGCCGAGCAGCGCGAAACTGTTCGACTCGTCGTAGGCCCACAACGTCACCAGCGGGTAGCGGCCCTTGAGGTGGTAGTAGGCGGCCTGGGGGGTGATCGGCCCCTTCGGGTAGTGAGTCATCGCACTCCTGCAGGCGCGTTCTGGGCTTCGAGGTTGCGCACGATGTCGCGGCCGGCGCGGTCCTCGCTGGCCTCGTGGTTGTGGTATTCGAGGTTGATCGGCTGCCCCTGCTGGCCGCCGGCCTGCTGCTGGCCGGGGGTGAGCTGAGCCGGGTTCGGCATCGACTGCTGCCCAGCGAGATTCGGCAGCGCGGGCCGCGCCCCGGCGAACCCGGCCGCGACCTTGCCGAACCACGAGTTACCGATGTTGGCCAGCGGCGAGCCGGACGGCAGAAATGTCTCCATCAGGCCCGACACTCCGATGCCGGCGAGCTGGCCTGCGTAGCCGATCGCGCGGTTGGCGAGCTTGATGCCCATCTGCGCGGCCTGGGATGCGCCGGGCGCCAACAAGTCGAGGCCCTGCGTGGCGGCCATGATGCCCTCCATCGGCAGACCGCCGAGGCCTTGGAATCCCTCGCCGCCCTGCGCGGGGAACGAGCTGCCGCCGATCGCGGTGTTGAGCGCGAACGGCGCCGACTGCGGCATGCCGACACCGGCAGCCAGCGGCGCACCGCCACCACCGAACCCGCCGGCCGGCGCCGGTGGGTTAGTCAGCCCGGGGTTCGTGTTCCCTGGCGCGTAAACGACGCTGTCCGGTAGCACACCGGTCGAGGGCACCGTCGTCCCCGACACCACAGATCCCGACGACGCGGCACCAGTAGCCCCCGCAGCGGCGCTAGGAGTCGCGCCCGGCTGTGGAGCCGGTAGAGCCACACCGCCACTGCCTCCCTGTGGCCAGTTCGTCACCGTCACCGGCACCGGGCCGCTGCTCGACGGCGCCAATGCAGGGGCAGCAACCGTGGTCGCTGCCGGTGTGCTCACAGTCGGGGTTGCAAGAGCGCTCGGGGCCGCTCCGATCGGCCGGTAGTAATGCGACGTGAACGCCGGATCGTCGGCGCCCGTGCCGCCGATACCGCGCCGCGCCGCTGCCTCGTCAGTGCCCCAGTTGAACGGGGTGCCGCCAGGCAGCGTCGCCTGCATGTGGCTGGCGTTGAAACCGACCCGGAAATCGCCAGGCCCGCCCATGCCCTTGATGAAGCCATGCTCGGAAAGCCACTGATCCGCATTGTGTGTCGACAGAGACCGGCCACCGGTGGGGCGGCCGTCGAGGATGTTGACGAGATCCTCTACGGCGCTTGAGCAGTCGCCGATACCCTTGGTCAGGTCCGCGATTCCGGTCTGCGAGTACCGGCCAGCGGGAACGGACGCGAGCAGTGCCGCGTCGCCGGGGTATGCGCCGCCGCCGCCAGGGTAGGTCGATACACCGGGATAGGCGCCGTACTGAGTCTGAGGCTGGGTGTACTGAGGTCCGAACACGCCCTGCGCGCCGAGAATGCCCATCAGGCCGTGGCCGCCCTGGATCGGGTTTGCCTGACTGATGGCCGACAGCTGGCCGAGCAGCGGGGCCGCGGCGAGGTTGGCGAGGAACTTCACGAGGTTCTCGGCGAGGCCTGGCAGGCCCTTGCTGATGCCGAGGTCGTTGTCGAGCGCCGCGCCGATCCCCTCCATGCCCTGAGAGAACTGCTTGGCGGTGTCCTCCATCTTTTTCCAGGTGCCCTGCTGCGCCTCGGCGAGCTTCATCTGCGCCGAAACGTATTGCCGCTCAGCCATGGTCACCTGCTGGCGCGCCATGTTCAGCTGCTGCGCGGTGGCGTTCCCGGAGGCCTCCAGTTCGAGCACGCGGATACGGGCGTTCTCGACCGACTGCCGCGCCGACATCACCGAGGTCTCGGCGTCGAACACGCGCTGCGGGTCGACAACGTAGCCGCCCGGGCCGGTCGCGCCCGCGGGCGGCATGCCGGGCAGCGCACCGCCGGGCATGCCGGGGATCGAGCCGGGCACGGGGATCGCGTCGACCGAGTATTGCGACGGGTCGAACGACGGCTTGGCGTCCGCCCCGCCAGATTCGGCTTTCTTTTCGTCGGCGACCTGCTGGGCGGCGTCGTCGTAGGACATGCCGGGGCCGCGCGCGATGTCGGGAGCGGGCCCGCCACCAGCCCGACCGCGGCGGTCCTCGACCGAAACGTCCAGCGGCACTTGGCCCGGCATGTTCCCGAACGGTGCGCTACCGGACGGGTTCGGATTCACCAGGCCGGGAACCGGGATGCCGCCGACAGTCGTCGGGCCGTTCCCTGCGCCCTGCTGCGGCAGCGGCGTGGTCGGCGGCGGCAGCGGCCGAACCCAGTTGCCGGTGTTCTGCCCGACGAACCCGGGCGGCACAACCCCGTCGAGCTCGGGGTTGTCGAATACACCGTTCAGGAACTGCGGCAGCGACTGGTTGAAGAACTTGCCGATCGCCGAATCCGCCAGCCACTCTTTGAACTTGCGGAACGTCTCGTCGATGTTGCGGCCGAGTGTCTGCCACTCGTTCTGGTGCCGCTGCAGCGCGCCCGAGGCCTCGTCGGTCTTGCCCGCAAGGTTGCCCATCTCGCCGGCCGCCGCGTCCAGGTCGAGGTTGTGGATGGCGTCGCCAACGTCTTCCCACTTCGTTTTGAACAGGTCGAGGCCGACGCGTTCCCGTTCCATCGGATCTTCAATGGTGCGGATCGCGTCGAGCACCGCGCCGAACGCGGCCTTGGCGGCCGGGCCGCCCTGGGCGAACTTGGCGGCCATATCGTCGGCGTCGAACCCGAGCGCGGTCAGCGCGGTCCTGGTGGTGTCCGACGAGTCGGTCACCGAGATCGCGAACTCTTTGAGCGCGTCGGCGGCGACATCGACGTTGCGGGCACCGCCCTCCCACATCTGGTTGATCAGGCCGAGGGCCTCTTGGCCGGTGATGCCAAGGTCGCGGAACTTGGTGCCGTATTCCTCGAACGTGTCGAGCAGATCGTTGGAGATGTTCAGGCCGTTCTGGGTGGCCGCGACGATCAGGTCGAACGCCTCCTCGTAGTCGGAGACCAGGCCGGTTTTGATGAAGTTGCGCACGCCGCGGGCGATCTGGCTGGGATCCTCTTCGATCACCGACGAAACGGTCTGCAGGCGCTCGACGAACTTCTGCGCGTCGGCCTCGCTCGCGTTGGGGCTGATCAGCCCGCCTTGGATACCGAACTGCAGGGCGCGCAGGTTGTCGGCCATCGACTCGCCCCAGCCGCGCGCGTACGCCGCGCCAGCGGCGTTGCCGAACCGGCTCATGGTGCCGCTGTCGAGGCCCATGCGGGTGCCGATGGTGTCCTGCACCTGCAGGGTTTCCAGGCCCTCGGCGATGCCGCTGGCGAGCATCTTGCCGCCCATCACACCGAGGGTCGCCAGACCGGCCAGCGCGAGGCCGATCGGGCCGCCCCGGGCGCCGAGGCTCAGCAGCGTCGACGAGTTGGTGAACCCATCGGCGAAACTCTCGGCCGCCTCACGCCCGGCGCTCGCGCCCGCGCCGGATCCGCCGAGCCGGTCGAAGAACCCGCGGTTCGCGCTGTTGGCAGCCTCTTCATAGTCGCGGTAAGCGTCGGCGGCGTTGCGCACCGCGCGGGCCTCGTCGCGGCGAGCCTTTTCGACGCGCTCGGCCTGCGCGACGATCTTGTCGTTGCTGGCCTGCTCGCGCTGCAGCTTTTCGAGTTTCTCGGTCTCGACACGCAGGCGACCGGCGGCGTCCTTGGCGCGGTCGTAGGCGTCGACGGCCTTGTCGGCGACTTTCTTGACCTCTTTGTCGACATCCCGGGCACCGGTCCCGAACGAGTCCGAAAACGCCTGACCCGCATTCTTGCCCGCGTCGGCGAACATCTTCTCCGCACGCTGGGCGGTGGCGGTGGCGAGACGCTCGTCGAGCTTGGCCTCGACGGGAATCGGGATGCCCAAGGATCACACCTCCTCGTTGTTCGGGGATGTCTGCGGAATCGCCTGCGGCGCTTGACGCTCGACAGCGCCACCGCCGGATCGGTTGACGACGAGCGAGAGCACCTTGCCGAACTCGGCGTCGTGAAACTCTTCCTCGGCGGACTCTTCCTCGGCGCGCTCGCGGGCCTCTTTCGGCGAGATGAAAACGTCGTACTCGTACTCGAATTCGGTGCCCGCGTACTTGCTGGCCCGGTAGGCCGCCAGCTCGTTACGCGTCGAGGCGAGCATCTTCTCGACGACGGTCCAGTCGCCGTCGCGGCCAAACGGCGGCGGGGCGTTAGTTTTGAACTCGGACTTGGCGGGCAGGCTGCGAACCAGGTTCAGCAGCAGCCTGCTCGACAACTTCAGGCAGCCGTGCTCGTCGCGGTCGCCGCGGTGCCACCACCGGATGTCGGTGCCGTTGCAGTGCAGCCGCAGATCGGCCTCAATCTCATCGGGGTAGCGGCACCACAGCGCCAGTGCTTCAAGAACTTTTGGAGTCCCGGCGGCGGCGGTCCTCCAGCTGTTTGGCCATCACCTGCCACGTGGTGCTGATCTGGCCGGGCACGTGGCCGGCCTTGAGGAACTTCACGTACGTCTCGGGCAGCGTGCCGTTTTTGAGGTAGGCTTCGCGGTCCTTGACGGCGTCGGTGCCCATCAGCGCGATGCACAGCATTTCCTCGTCGTTGATGAGCTTGCCGCCCTTGCGTGCCGGGAACTTCGGCACCTTGCGAACCTCTTTGGTGATCGGGTCTTGGCGTTCCTCGGTGTCGAGATCCTCGACCAGGAACCGCTGGTGCTCCAGATAGCGCATCTTCATATCCGGGGGCATCAGCTGCGGGTTCGGCAGCTCCCAGGTCTCGTTGTTGCCGAGGTCGAACTTCTGCGAGGCCATGAACCCGAGGTACTCGGTGGCCTGCGCGCGCGACTGGTCGGGCTTGATCGGGTGCTTGTCTTCGAGGTTCTGCTCGTCCGACATTGGGGCTGGATTCCTTTCGTGGACTGGATATGTGGGCTTGTGGGCTGGCGTAGATGGTTGGGCTCGCAGGGTGCGCGTCCAGCCCACGAGCGCGCACCCTGCGAGGGTCTGTTAGGAACCGGCCTCGGCCTGCGCTTCCCAGGCGGGGCCGCCGACGAACGTGTGCTTGATGATCGGCTTGTACTCGCCGTCGACCATGGCCATGAAGTAGTTGGACGGTTCGGGCTTGAACGTCAGCGACGCCGCGGTGCCGCGCTTGCCCAACCGGCGCTCGTCCTTGTTGGTCAGCGTCGCGTAGTCGTAGGCGTCGACCTCGTAGAGGTACTGGCCGTTCTTCTTGCGGATGCCGTACAGCAGGAACTGGCGGCCGATCTTCTCGGCGTCGACGATCTGCGACCAGCCCGCGTCGGGCTCGCCGGGCAGCTCGACCAGGCTGTTGCCCAGGGCGTCGGACAGCGGCAGGTTGTTGAGCAGCCGCTGAATCGCCGGCTGCAGGTTCTGCAGCGCCTGGAACGAGAACGGCTCGTCCTGCTTGGTCATGTCCGACTCGAACGGCCAGTTCGACTGCTCGATCATCTGGTCGTCGGTGTCGATGCTCGGCCGCTGCGACGGGCCGTTGCCCTCACCGAACGCGCCGGCCAGATACCAGCCTTCGTTCGGATCCGGGTTCGGCACCCAGAACCCGTTTTCGAGCTTCTGCGCGAACAGGTCGTCGCGCAGCTGGCCGTCCTGGGCGAGCGGCGACCAGTTCACCGAACCGTTGGGCAGGTGCGGCGAGATGTTCGTCGCGGCACCGCGGGCGTCGCGGAACAGCACCGCGATCAGGCCCGTGCGGTGGCCGCCCTGCAGTCGGTTGTCGACGTTCAGATAGCCACCAGCCGCGGGAGTCGTGCCGGTCAGTGGTTGCGTCATGTGACGCGCTCCTTTCGTGAAAGGGGGGGATGAACCGGAAGTCATCCGGCATTTACTGGTGGGCTGGAATGCGGCGGGGCCGCGACGCCGTCAGTCGACGGCGACGTACGAGGTGCCCAGCTTGTAGCGGCCGGTGTAGCGCACGATCCGATCGTGGGCGTAGGACATGCGGGCGGGTTTGATCAGCACATCGCCGAAATCGAGGTCGGCGACCGTGCCGTCAGAGAGTGTGACCGAAGGGGATTCGCGAAACAGCTTCACCATGCGGCGGTGTCCCTCGTCGGCCGCTGTCTTGGCGGCCTCGGCGCCGAGGCCGTAGAAGTCCAGCTGGATCACGGCGTCGTCGGTGCCGCTGTCGGGGTCGTCGGCGCCGTCGACCCGGGTGATCTCACAGAACGGCAGCTCGTTGTCGTCGAGGTCGCGTTCGACCGCGGCGCGCATGACCGGCTGCATCCAGCAGGCGACGAAATCCTCTGTGTCCGGCGCGGACTGGTCGTACAGGTCAGCCATTGGTCACGTCCGAGATGCCGCCCTTGAGGTCGCCGCCGAAGTGCGAGGCGACCTTCTGCGCGATGCCCTGCGCCTTGGTGGGCGTGTTCTGGCCGACCTTGCGGAACTCGCCGTCGTCGACCTCGACCGTGCGCTTGCCGTTCTTGTCGCGCTTGACATTTGAAGTCTTGCGTTTGTCCTCGCCGGTGCCGAACTCGACGAGGTGCGCATACCAGGCTTTGGGGCCGAACACGCCTCGGCCGTTGCGGGCCTTGACCATAACGTCCCACGAGGCGGCGTACTCGCCGTCGTCGACCGGCGAGATCGACTTGGCGAACGGGATCGCCTCTTCCTTCATGAACTTGTCGATCCCGGCGTCGACCTCGGTCGAGTTGCGGATGTGGTTGTCCAGGTCGGCATCTGAGACGCCGAACTTGTCGAACGGGTTGCCCATCAGCCGATCTGCCTCTTGCACATGATCGTCACGTGATGCACCTCGGATCCGTCGTACTTGGGCATGATCGGGCCCTCGATCTGGAACAGCGCGGCGCGGCCGGCGCTCGACTCGGGGTTGAGCAGCTCGGGGTGCTCCGATCCGTCGTAGAGCAGCTCGCCGCTGGCCTTGGCTGCCAGCACTGCGGCGACCGGCGGTGCGGTGAGCTTCCAGAACTCGGTGGCCACGTTGGTCTGCGCGTCGGGGGTTTCCGACGCCCCGGCGGGCCGGAAGTGACAGCCGGGCACGCGCACCGCGGTGCGGGACTTGCTTTTCAGGCCGCCCCATCCCGGCGAGCCGGTGGGGGCGACGGTCACGATCGCGACGACCTGGTCGCCGAACTGTTCGCTCATGGCGACGGCAAGATCCTGAACGCCGAGAACAACGCCGACAGCTCCGAATCGTTCGAGATCGCCTCGAACCACTCGTATTCGACATCGTCGATCTTTTTGCGCTTGAGGTCGGCACTGTCACGCTTGCTGCCGTAACGCTGGGCGACCAGCCGCACGACCGCGGCCCGCCAGTCGGCGGCCTCGGTCTCGCTGTAGCCGTGCGTCACCGTGACGACGACGCCGCCGTCGCGGGCGGTCCAGCGGCCCCACGGCTTGGTGATCGTGCCCTTGCGGCGCGACCAGGTCAGGGTCTCGACATCGAGCGCGGTGCCGAGTTCGACAACCGATTTCACGTCGAGCAGGCGCAGCGTCGGCAGCGACAGCACAGCGCCGCCGGAACCGTCGACCTCGATCTCGTCGTCGGTGCGCACCGGGGACACGTGCCAGCCGCAGTAGCGGCGTGCCGCTGCCAGCGCGGCGTCGATCGCGGTCTGCGCCTCGGTGTTGTCGGCGAACATGCCGCGCACCTTGGCGGGCAGGTCGCTAGGCGCCAGTTCCGGCATCGCCGTCCCCAGGCTGCGCAGGCGCGGGTGCGGTGGTCTTCTTGGGCCGCTTGCCGATTGACCGCAGCTCGCCCGGCTCGGCGGTGGCGGTCTCGACGCCGGCGCGGCGCGCGGCGGTCACCTCGACGGGCTCGAACAGCTTCTCGCGACCCTGCACGGCCTCGTCGCTGTCGTCGAACAGGTCGCCCGGCTTGACGATGCGCGAGACGCGGTCGCGGCCGAAGTACGCGAACGCCTCTTTGGCTCGAACGATGGACATGTGGTTCCTCTTTTCCGTGGTGGGCTGGAACCGGTGAGGGCGCGGGGATCGCCCGCGCCCTCACCGATCGGGACTACTAGGACGCGGTCTCGACGTTCAGCAGGCGGAACGCGTTGGGGTTGACCACATCCGCGCCCATCCGGCAGTACGCGTACCAGCCGCGCTGGCCGGTCGGCCGCTGGCTGCTGCCGAACAGGTGCGGGATGAACTCGACGGTCATGCCGATGCGGTCGGCGATGACGTAGTTCTGGAAGTTGCCGTACAGCAGGACGTAGTTGTCCGCTGTCGCGGTGCCATCCCAGGTCGCGTCCATCGCCTCGGCCTCACCGACCGGGCGGCCGAGCAGCTGCGAGGGTTCACCGTTGCCGATGGTCTCCCACAGGCCTGCGCCGCCCTGGGTGTCGAACTGCCGGATCTTGTTGTAGATCAGGTTGTTCGCCAGCCAGGCACCGCGCTTGCGGTGCCGCGCGGCGAGCTGCTCGTAGACGCCGTAAACGTCGGCGATCGCGAACGTCTCCGCGGTGGCGGGGGCGATCTCGGCGGCCGTGCCGGCGAGCGCGGTCACGATGCCGGTCGGCTCGTTGCCCTGGCCGCTACCGGTGATCAGGGTGACGGCCTCCAGCTCGTCCTTGCCCTCGGCGAGCAGCGTCGCGACGGTCTGGGTCACGTTGGCCTCGTCGGCCAGCGCCTCGATCGAGATCGGCACGAAACCCTGTGCCTTCTTGATCGGGATGTCGGGCTGGCCGAACGTCGGGGCGTCGTCCGAGACTTCTTCGAACTCGGCGTCCCAGCTCCACTGCACCGCCGCGGAGGTGACACCGTTCCACTTGTCCCCGGTGGCCACGACCTGCCGGGCGAACATGCGGATGTCGTTGAGCGAGCCGTTCGAGGTGACGATGACGGCCGGGTCGAGCTGGAACGGCACCAGGTAGCCGCCGTCGCTGTCGGTCAGTCCCATCGCGCGAACCTCGTTGAGGGCGCGCTTTTCGTCCTCGGACAGGATCGCACCGTGCGGGTTGCGGGCCATCTTGGACCACGCCCGCATGTACGCCGGCGACGAGGTCAGCAGGCACTGACGCGCCAGGGTCGAGTGCTTGTCGTCGAAGCGCTCGATGATCTTGGTCGCGGCCTCGCGGACCTTGTCGCTGGTGCCCTGCATCTTCTCGATGGCCGAGAACGCGCGGGCCCGCAGCTCGGTCTTGTACTCCTCGGGATCGCGGCCGTAGGTGCGGACCTCGGACAGATCCCACGGGTTGCGGAACCGGCACTCTTCGATGCTGTCGGGCTCGAGCAGTGCGTCGCGGTCGTAGTCGCCGCGGCTGCCCTGCGAGGATCCGGCCTCGACGCGCAGCCGGCGACCGGGCACCTGCGAGGCGCCGGTGCGGACCTCGGCGAGCTTGGCGGCACGCTCGAGGCGCTTGCGGTGCTCGTCGACGCTGCGGAACTCGTCAGCGAGCTGGTCGAACTCGCGCTGCTCGTCGTCGGTCAGCGAGTCGAGTTCGCCGAGTTCCTCCATGCGGGCATGGATCTCGTCGAGCCGCTTGATCGACTGCGAATGGGTGAGGGTCGGGCCAGCGGTGCCGCGCTCGTCGTCGGCACCCTGGTGCTGCTCATCGCGGTTCATCGCGATTCCTTTCTTTTGATGCTGATAAGGGTGTCGCGCTGTTGCCGCAGTAGAAGTTGGTTGCGGCTCAGCGGTTTCGACGGGCGCTCACCTACGCACTCGGGGGTGGATCGCTGCGCGTCGTCGGACTCTTCCGGGCGCTCGGCTGCGGGCGGCTCGACGTCGTCGGCCTCGTCGGCCTCGGTGTCGTCGCTGGCGCTTCGCTGCGCGGAGTCGTCCTGCGAGACTGCATCCGCGATGAACACAGCCTCAGCGAGCAGTCGTCGCTGCTCGGGGTCATGGAGGCGGCCGAGGTCGATCACCTTTGACCGCATCGAAACTGACGTTTCGGGGTAGGCCGGCCACACGACCGGCCCGATCTCGGGCACCTTGAGTTCTTTCAGGGTGCGCACCAGTAGCTCGTCCTCGGGTACGTCCTCGTACCAGGTGCGGCGCAGTTCCTCGACGAGCTGCTGCTCGTCGCGGATCGGCCGCCCATCGGGGTAGGCCCACGATTCGCGAACGACCGTGAACCGGAACGACATGCCGTTGATCGCGCCCTCGGCGATCGCGTCGCGCACCGGGGCCATCAGCCAGTTGTCGAACACGCGCGCCACGACGTGCGCGCCGCCCTCGGGGGCGAGGACCGGGTCGACCTCTTCGGCGATGCTGCGCAGGCTGGCGATCGGGATGCTGCCGATCATCGGGTGTCGGCCGTGGTCGAACTGCACCTTGGGCGGCGACTCGCGAAATGACCGCTTCATCGAGCCGGGCGCGATGAGTTCCTTGAACCGGCCCTCGTAGCTGTCGATCACGGTGACGCTGTTGAACACCGCGCCGTACCCGTCGAGGGTGAGGCCGTCGTTCGGGTCGTCGTCGTCGGCGGCATCGCGCAGCGCGAACGGTGCCTGGCGGCGAACACTTTCCAGGGGCGGTCGGGCCGCGCGCTCGATTGTCTTCACGAGGGTTCGTCTCCTTTTCCTGTCACCAGGTGTCGGTCAGTTCGGCCCGCACCCACGTGTCAGCGGCGACGCACACGTACAGGTGCTGTGCGTCGAAAGCGATCTGCCCGGGCGTGCCGGCGGCGTCGGCAGCCTCGGGAACCTCGACGATCACCGGCACACCGTCGAGCGAGGGAATGTCCGTTGCGGCTGCGGCGCCGATCGCGGCCCGGGCGGCGGCGGCGTTCGCGCCTGCGGCGATCACCGCGGGTTTATCGTCGATGTCGCCCCATTTGACCGACACGTCGGCGTTCCCGGCGGCCGGTAGACCACTGAACGCGGTCTCACCGTCGCCGACTTTGATCACGCCGGTGTCGGTGTCGATCGCGACCTCGTCCTTGCGCAGCACCGGGTCGGCGACGGCCGCTACCGGCCACACCGTGATGCCGCCCAGTCGGATCCGGCGAATGGCCATCACGCACTCTCCTCAGTCGAATTGCCAGCGCCGCCGGCGCTTTGGCCGGGCGGCAGCAGCTGCACGCTCGTCATGCCGGTGTGCTTGAGCAGGCGCAGGTCGCCCGCGTTGACTGCGGCCACAACCGAATCCGGCTCGTAACCGGCCGTGATGAGCGTGTTGATGGTTTCGGCCTTGACCTTTTGGATGTCGGCCGCGTCCTTTTCGTCCTCGCGCAGGAACGGCACGTCGCTGGTGTCGTACCAGAGGCGCACGTCCGGGCCGAGGTCGGGCATGACGTTGCCGATGCAGCCGGAGATGTTCTGCCACAGCGGATGTGCGGTGCCGTCAGCGAGGCGTCGGCGGGCCTGCCCGTAGTTCGAGTAGGTGGCTGCGGCGAGGCCCTCGGATAGGCCGACGATCACCGGGGGCACACCGGCTGCCGCGGCGATGCGGGTCTCACCGCCGCCGCGAACGTTCTTGAAGTCGATCTCTTGCAGGTTCGAGCCGACGACCTCGGCGTCCGCGCCGGGGTACAGGTTGAGGTTCTTCCAGGCGTTGTCGACCCCAGCGTGTTTCGAGTCGACCTCTTGCACCCACTTTTTGATCGCCTCGGGGTCGGCCATCGGGTTGTGCTTGATGACGAGGTTCACCGTGGCGCCGTTGTCGAAGAACTTCGCCTGGTGCTTGCTCATGGCCTGGTCGGCGCGGATCTCGCGCAGGATCGGTGTCAGCCACGACATGCCGCGGTAGTTGGCCAACGGGTCGGGGATCGGCCCGAAGTGCACGACCTCGTCGGCGAGGAACCCGACCGGATCGGCACCGGACTGCCGGCCGCCCTCGGTGTAGAGGTAACCGAGCTTGCGCCAACCGACTTGGCCGCCGCCGGTCTCGCCGCGACCGCCGCGCACCTGCCGTTCCTCGACAACGACGTCGACCCAGTCGGGCCGCATGCGCACGAACTCTTGGCGTGGATTGCGGGTGCCGATCAGCGGCAGCGGGGTGTCGAGGAACCAGTAGCTGTTGCCCGCCAGGTCGGCGTCCTGAATCATCCGCGACAACATGTCTTGGGTGGTGCCGCCCTGCCACGGGCGTTCCAGGATCCGAAGGTCGGTGCTGCCGAACGTGTCGGACGGTTTGCCGTCGCGGATGCGCTGCCAGCGGAACCGGATTGACGAGAACACCAGTTGGCGCACGAGCATGCACGCGAACACCGGGCCGTTGGCCTGGTAGGCCTGTGTGGCGAGCCCGACGAACGTGTCGGGGGCCATCTCGGTTGCGGGCCCGGCGAGGGTCTGCTGCACGCGCGGTGTTCCGCCGACGAACCCGTACTGCAGGCCGTCGTAGATGAACGAGTTGAGCATCTGCGCGTACTCGTCGATGCTCATGCGCTGCCCGGCGCTGCGCTGCGGTTCGCCGCGCAGCCGATCAATCAGCCTCATCCGCTGATCCCGTCGTCATGCAGCAGCACCCACGCCGCCGACACAGAACCGATGGCCAGCAGCACGCCGGCCGAGATCAACGCCCAGGCCAGGCCGGCAAGCACCGCGACGCCCGCCACCACAAGGGCGATCGCCACGACGACCGTGACCGCGGTGGCGGCGAGCACTGCCTGTACTGAACTCATGTCTCCCGTTCCTGTTGTGCTGTCATGTCCAGAACGGCTGCCAGACCTCGACGGGGGCGACGTTGACCACGCCCCAGCGGTAGTAGGCGGCCGAGCACGCCACGATCGGCGAGTCGTCAACTTTCGGGTCTCGCCGGTCCCAGCGCTCGGAGTCGCCGACCCGGCGGGTGCTTGCGTTCTTCACGGCCCGGTCCAGTTCTGCCTGGCCGAGGTGCACTACGGTGCCGTCCTTGACGGCGGTCTGGAACGCGCCGCACGACGCGCCCTCGTCGGCGCCGTTCATCACCTCGAACTCGATCCCGGCCTTGGTCAGGCTCGGCTTGAGCTCTTTCGCCTGCGCCCCGACGAGCGCGACCTCGACGATCGAGCGGGCCGCCTTCAGCTCGGCGACCTTGCCGACCACGGTGTTGGTGCCCTCCATCGAGTGACACATCACGAGCGTTCGGCCGCCGACGTCACCGGCAACGCCGATGCAGGACCAGCTGCGGTCGGTCGCGACGGCGATCGTGAGCACAGCGCGCTGCGGCGGCTCGACCGTGCGGTCCTTGAGCATGATCCAGCGGTCGTAGCTGAACACGTGCAGATCGACCAGGGGCACCGGCTGGTTCAGCCAGAACCGGCGGAACTCGGCATGCGAGGCCTGCGGGTCGTCCCAGTAGTCGGCGATGGCTTCCAGGTCCATCCACTCGGCGGCCGGGCCGTACGCCTCGCGCAGCGCCTTCAAACGCTGCCCGCGGTCCTCCAGATCCCAGTGATCCGAGGCCTGCCGGTGATCGAACAGCAGCTTGCCGTCGTCGCGGCCCGACGCGGCGATCTTCTTCGCGTAGTCGTGGGTGCCCTCGGCGACCGACTGCTCGCCCTCGGCGTACATCGTCGACGTTTCGAGCATCCAGCCCGAGGCGATCTTGCGTTTCAGCAGGTTGCGCACCATCGTCTGGTGCATCTTCCCGAGCTTGAACTTGCCCGCGGTCGGAGGCGTCCACAGGTGCGTCTCGTCGGCGACGATGAACGTCGACTTGCCGCCGTCCTTGGACTCGTTCGCCGCCGTCACCGGCTCGATCAACCCGCGCGCATCCGGCAGGTTCACCCGGGTCAGGCCCGCGTCGATCGGGCCGAAGTAGTCGAGCAGTTCCTGCGAGCACGTCTCGGGGTGCAGCATGTAGTACACCGCGTCATACGTGTTGCCGGCCTGGCCCTCTTCGGTGGCGACGTTGAGCGCCTCGACGTAGGTCACTCGGCGGCCGACCGGCTCGCCGGGCTCGTACTCGTACCCCCAGTCCGACACCTCGCCGGGCTCGGCCCAGTGATCGAACCGGCACTCGCCGAGCGCCTCAAAACACTCGATCATCGCCGCCAGGCCGGACTTGCTGCGCCCCTTCGGCCGCGACAGGAACGCCCGGCGCACCCTGCGGCTGCCGTCAGGATTGAGCGCGTACGCCTTCAGGATGAACGTCGCGAACTCGTCGTCCAGCTCGATCGGCTGGCCCTGCACATCGCCCGGGCCGTGAACGAGGAAATGCTCAATCCACGCGATCGCGTAGAACCCGAGCGTGATGAACGGCTTACTCTTCGCCTTGGCCACTGTCGTCGCCCACGGCGCGCAGCGTCAGCCGCCGACGCCGGTCCTTGGCATCCTTGGCCTTCAAACGAGTCTTCGCACCAGCCGCGGGAGTGTCCGGGTCACCAATCTCGATCTTCAGCCGCGCCCGATCCTCGGGCGTCGCACCGAACTTCGCCGCCCGCAGCCGCAGCTCGCCGGCCAACGAACGATTGCCGAGCCAGAACTCGGCGTGCAACACCGCGGTGTCCAACAGGAACGCCCAGTCGGTCGCGGTGAACTTCTGCGCCTGCGCCGAGGTGCGCCAGGTGTCCCACCAATCGAGCGTCGCCTGCGGCCACTCGTGCGTATCCGGCAGCTCGGGCCCGTGCTTCTTGCCATCGGCCTTGATCACCGCCAGCTCGGGCTGCTTGTTCCGCCTACGGCGCTCATCGGGGTTCTTGGCGCCAAAACCGGGCGCCGGGCCGCGTCCAGCCATGGTCACCTCCCAAAATGTCCAGACTCTGAAAAACCCCCCAGACCCCGTACACACCGCGACTCCTGAC